GGATATTATGATAAGAAACAGAATAAAATCACGATTAATCCTAATTCTTATATGTTTAAAATGGGTCAAAACGAAAGAAAATTCAAGCGTATTCTTGTACATGAATTACAACATGTAATATAGCAAATAGAAGGATTTTCAAAAGGAGGAGACCCGCTTCAATTTATGGGGTTTGACGAAAAACACGAAAAATTATTTAGAGATTTGGTGCAAACAGTATATGAAAATAAAGATTATTTAGTAGATTTCGTGAAACAGACATATGGAGAACAGGACGCAAAGTTAATGGAAGAAGTCGTGTCTGACCCAATGGATGTTGATTATTTATTAAGAAGCGACGAAGACCCCAATATTTCAAGTTAGATTTTTGATTATATTGAAAAGAGCGGAGTTGCGTTTGATAAATACGAATCTCTGTTAGGTGAAATTGAAGCAAGAGACGCATCTAATAGATTAGATATGTCTGATGAACAATATAATTCCACGAAGCCCTTAGATACAGATTTCCGTTATAATAGATTACAAGACGAATATGGTGAAGTAATCGTTTCTGGTGCGAATAAGAAGAAAGAAAACGGAACCCGTTATCAAGAATCTACTAAACAAGACAAGTCCGAAGAAAGAGAAGAGAAAGAATACAATAAACGTAAAGAACGTGTTGAAAAAGCGAAAGAAGAAGGTACTCTCTCTGACCAAATGAAAGATGTTTATTCCGTATCGTTTACTAAATCTGCACAAGAATATGCGGAGAATAGAACGAAGATGGAATACTTCGATAACAACGGAGATTATTGGGATAGGACGGAAGATAAGTCTACTGGTAAAGTAACTTATGTACGAAAGACTCCGTATGAACACCAATAGAAGGTCGTTACTTATAATGGAGTAAATGACGTTAAGAGAGAGAACAAAAAGAAATCCAAACCCGCTCAGTGGATAGAATGGATGAAAGACCAACTTATCAAGTATATGTTTAACGATAAACATTATCTTGCAAAGGCGGCACGTAAATTGGGTGTATATGACGCATATAGAAGAATGATTGTAACCGAAGGGTATGCGTTAAAAGCAAACACCGCATTGACACAGGGTATTAAATATAACGGTAAAACGACACGTGCGTTGAATGATATTATTCGTGATGTCGGTGAACCCAAACAAAAAGCATTCCTTAAATATTGTATCGCACATCGTATTCTTGATTTAAAGAATAGAGAGAGTCCTGTATTCCAGAAGATGAAACCCGATGAAGCAAGAAGATATATTGAGGAAATTAAGGCAAGTCCCGACGCAGAATTATTTGAAAGGAATCGTAAGGATTTCGTAGAATACAATAAGGCGTTGTTACACGTTCTTGTAGACGGCGGAATCATGGACGAAAAAACATTCCAAAAATTCTGTGAAGTAGACCCGAACTTCGTTCCGTTAACGAAAGTAATGGACGATGCAGACATGGGATTTAATAGTATTATTAACGCACACAACCTTGTTAATTTAAAGAGTCCTATTAAGAAGATTGGTACATCTATGTTAGAGATTGCCAACCCGTTCCTTGAAATGTAGAAACGTACCGCAGAGTATTACGCAATAGCGTCCCGCAATAAAGCGGGATAGATTTTCGTCAATGAAATCGCAGGGGCGTTAGAAAAGACTACAGAGGGTGATGTTATTGCCCGTGGTCAAGGTATGTTACGTAGAGTAAGGGTTGACGAAAGAAATGGTCAATTAATCACCAAACCCGATGAGAAACAACAAATCATTTACGTATGCAATAATGGTAAACACGAATTTTACCAAGTCGCAGATAAAGAAATTTATCAAGCGTTAACGTTTATGAACGCAGACCAGATGGGTACTATTCATAAGATGTTAGACAACATCGCACACGTTCCTTCTGGATTGATTCGTGAGACTGCAACAATGGTGCCGGACTTTGGTGTAAGAAACGTTATCCGTGACGGCGGCGAAGCGTTCTTAACATCCGAACATGGTTTCCTCCCCGTAATCGACCAGATTTGGGGTATGTGGCAAGTAATGAATAATACAGAATGGGCACAAATGTACTTTAATTAGAATGGTGAATACGGAACACTTAATCGTGATAGAGTAAATTCTGAGGGTATTGCTTCTGTAGATGATGTAATTGACGAGAAATTAAATCCGCTAAAGAATTTCAAGGAAATTAAATAGGCGTAGATGGCAATTCTCAAAGATAAACAACGTCAATTTAGTATCTTGACTGATATTAAAGACGGCAACTTTGGGGATGCGTGGGAACATACACGTAAGTCCAGAGGTATGGCGGCTCTTAAATTAGCAATCAGTCCTCTTTGGGCAATCGGTAAATCCAATAAACGTATGAATGACTTGTTTGAATTAGGTACACGTGTTGGTGAATTCAAGAACGCAAAGATGGGATTCGAAGGAACTCTTGACCGTATAGCGAGAGGGATAATGAATACCAATTTGAAAGAAGCGGAACTCCAAAAGAAAGCACAAAGTGATGTTTATGCGGCACATGTTGCGAAAGACATTACCTTGAATTTCAGTCAACATGGTAAATTGGGCAAGGAATTAAATCGTTACATTCCGTTCTTCAATGCAAGTCTGCAAGGTATTTACAAATTATGTAATACTCTTGAAACAATGGCTACTGGAACCACAATATCTGGTGGTAAGAACAGACGACTGCAACAAGAGTTACTCTTTAAAGCGGCGTTAATTACCGCAGTGGCAGTGGGCGTAGCCGCCGCAGGAGATGGAGACGAAGATTACGAAGAGGCTCCCGATTACGAAAAAGAGAACTTCTGGATTCTTCCTAATGGTTTACGTTTCCCGAAAGACCAAGTGTTAGGCAAAATCATTGGTAATACGGTAGAAAAATCTTACGCACAGTGGAAGAAAGGAAAGGCAGAACCTTCCACAATCTTAAAATCTATTTTGGAAAACTTCAAGCCCGATAGATTTATGTTCGCAATTTTTGACTTGGCTATCGGTGGGTTCGGTAATTATGATACCTTTAAATAGAGGGCTATCGTACCCGAATACATGGCAGATAAATTAGGTCATTTGTAGAAAGATATTTCTACTTCTAACTTTGCGGTAGATTTATCCGAAGCATTGTGGAAATGCGGGTTTGATATTAGTGCGAAAAAGATTGACTGGGCGTTGTAGAAGAACTTCTCTAACTGTGCGAAATACGCTACTTCGATTTACGATTTAGGAAAGAAAACATTCAATCCTAAAGACTTTAATGAACGTATTGCACGTGGTTATGATAAGAATGATTCTACTGGTTCGATGGTCGCAGGATTAAAGGATGATATTCCGAGTCCGATTAGTCTTGTAAGTGGAACATTTGCAACGAATCGCTCTTCGTTTAAATCAATTTCTGACTTCTATGAGAATTATAAGAAGTACAAGAAATTATCTTCTGACGAAGCGTCCATGTCTAAAGAAGATAAGCGTATGTGGAAACGTTACGAACAGGCGTATAAAAAGGATATGACATTTAGAAAGCAACTTCGTGCAATTAAACAAGATAGAACATTAACGGGTAAATAGAAACGTGAAAAGGCAGATAAAATATTTAAACAACAAATCAAATTGGCGAAGTGGGCAGAAGGATAATAGGGAGTCGAAAGACTCCCTATATTTTTTGAGGTGATTACATGGCATATATTGATTTAGATGATTGTTAGAAGGTGACATTAGAAGACCTTCGTGATATTGCTTCTGATGCCCGTGGGTATATTGATACAGTATATGCCCATTGGACTGCGGGACATTATTCGTAGGCGTTTGATGATTACCATATACTGATTGACCATGATGGTTCTGTGTATGTTACTACGTAGGATATGACAGAATTAAAATATCATACGTGGCGTAGGAATTCACGGGCAATCGGTATTGCGATGATGTGTGCATATAATGCACAGGCAAACGATGGATGGAATTCTGACTTGGGAGACGAACCTCCAACCTCTATACAGATAACCGCATTAGCATAGGTTGCGGCAGTGTTGTCGCAAGCGTTAGGTTTAGAAATAAACAAGGATAATTTTATGACACACGGCGAAGCGGCAATAAGAGATGGGTATGGAGTATATCAAGGAGACCCCGACTTACGTTGGGATTTATGGTATTTGCCAGACCCGAATAACAATGGTGAAATGGTAGATGGCGGTGACTTATGGAGGGGCATTGCTAACTTTTATAAGAACCGATGGGAGAATGAGTAATGTTGAGTGAAATAAAATGGCAAAAATATATACCTTGGTTTTTGATTGGTATGTTAATCTTTGCATTGGGTTGCTATTGTGGATACGAACTATCTCCAGTAAAAGAGAAGGTGGTAACGTAGACATAGACTAAATACGTTGAAGTCGAGGGTAAAACCAAAACAGAAGTGAGGTACTTGCAAAAAGCAAGCAACTCAGATGCAGACGTAGAAGTAAAGAATGTAGACCCAAAAGTAAAGATTAATGACAAGACCTTTACTTTTAAAAAATTACCAGACGAAAAAGTAAAGTTCGATAATGGTAAAGTACAAATTGAATAGGGTTATGAAATTAAAATCGACGCAAAGTCCTTGATTCCGAAACAACCAAAATGGGGGGTGGACTTTGGATACAGTAACCATGGATTCTATACTGGATTACGGCACAACTTTAATCGTAACGTTTCTATTAGTGCGTTTGGTACACCGAAACCAGTAAACAATAAAGATAAATTTTATGGTGGTGGACTTACCATCAACTTTTAACGGGGGCTTAATGCCCCCATTTTTTGTTGCCCGTGGACTTGTTTCCGTGGTAAACTTGACATTTTGCGTGGCTTGTGGTACGCTATCCGTGGCAGGGAATGCCCACGAAAGGAGAGATGTATATGAAAAAAACAGACTATGATTATTTAATGTTATTCTCTTCCCCGACATGTCCTCAGTGTAGGGGATTAAAACAGTCTCTAAAAGAGACTGGACTTGAGTATGAGGAACACACAGACTACGAAAAATATAACGTAGACCATTTGCCGACATTAATTCTTATGAAGGCGAAGAAGTATCATAAACATGAAGAAGAGAAGAGACACGTAGGATTTATGACGGTAGACGAATTAAATGAATTTGTAAAACATTCGTCTTGCGGAAGGAGGGTTACCCTTGACTGATTGGTTTATAGGCGTAATAGAGGATGTAATTACTTTTGGATTCTGTATTGTGTGTCTTATTACTGGCGGTCTTGCACTTATAGGGATTCCGTTATTAATTGCATATACAGTATTTAAAATGTTCGGGTTCGTTCTTGGAGTGTAATATGGAACGTGGCAAATATAAACGCAAGGAAAATAATTGGAAGAGAGGAGATGATGTAATCGTCAATTCTTTCTTCGGATTTGACTATTGCTTTTGTAGTGGTGACTGTGGGAATATTCATTGTGGACGTAATAAGAAAAGTGATTCCTATAAAGCAATGCTTGCGTGGATAAGGAAGTGGGACGGTTTTTATTCTTGTTCTGACTTTACTTCTCGATGCAGAGCGTGGCGTAAACCAAAGGAAGGAGATACATAAATGAAATGCCCATTGTGTGACGGAAAAGGCGAATATATGCACCAATGTGGCGGTTACAGACCATGTGAACACTGCAATGGTACAGGCAAAATTGTACAAACTAACGAGGAATGGTTCTGTGGTCTGTCAACGGAAGAAAAAGCGAAGTGGATAGCAGAAGAAAAAATGAACAGAGGTTATTTTATTTTTCCAAGTATGGAAGAAGCAATACAAGATGCGTTGGATTGGTTAAAGGAGAAACACGATGCCTAATGCACAAGAGGTCTTGGAATGGATGGAATGGAAGGATAGAGAGAAGAAACTCAATGCAAACATGACCAAAGAGGAATATATCAGAACGTGCAGTACAGAAGAATTGGCAGATGCAATAGCCGACGTTTATCTGCTTGGATATACCAACGGATATAACGAGACTGATATTGCACCAAAAAAGAAGTGGGTTGAGTGGTTAAAGGAGAAACATGAAGAGTAAAATTACATATCCTTTTTACGTAATTGTTTATTATCGTAACGGTGAATTTACTGCCTATTCTAAACATTCTATTGTACAACCTTGGGTCGCCCAAACCGAAAGTCTTAAATATGCAAAGAAATATAAGAACAAAGGGTCTGCCGTTAAGAGAGCAGAAGGAATCAGAGAAATATATAAATGGGACAAGGGCATTAGAATTGAAGTAGAGAAGATAGTAGAACCGAACTTTTTATGAAAGGATGATGTCTAATGACACGATTTGAAAAACTTATTCGACACGATGAACCATATGGATTTGCATGGGAACTTGACGAAATGATGGAAGAGAATAGTGAATTAAAAGAAATATTAGAGGATGATTTTCGCAGAACGGAATTATTATGTGAATGGTTAATGAAGGAGGCAGACTAATGGGATTTGTTTCTCTACATTCGCATAGCGACCATTCATTACGTGATGGATTCCAGTCTGTAGAAACCATGTTGTCCTACGCCAGTGCGTTAGGACAAAGTGCTATCGCACTTACAGACCACGGAACAATGAGTGGTTGCGGTGAAGGATTTAGATATGCAGACAAGTACGGAATTAAATTTATACCGGGGTGCGAACATTATCTTGTCCCCGATGTAACAATTAAAGATAAGACAAGTAACCATATTATATTACTGGCGATGAATAAAGAGGGGTATCGTAATTTAAACATTATTACCACCATTGCTCATTCGGCAGAGAATTTTTATTTTAAACCACGAATCGACTTGGATATTCTCCGTGAATATAACAAAGGACTTATTTGTACAACCGCATGTATCGCAGGGTGTCAACATAAGATTGCGGAATTAAAAGAAATCTTCGGAGATAGGCTATTCATTGAAATCCATACCAACCAAATGGATAAACAGAAACGGGCAAATATGGAATGGTTGAAGTTGTCAGAAGAATATGATGTTCCGTATTATGCCGCAGTCGATGCCCATTATACGAAGAAAGAGGACGGAATCTATCAACGTAAATGGACTGGATATGTGTATGAAGATACGCCCGGTCTTATATACGACAACGGCATTTGGTATGACAAAGACGGAAAAGAAGTCCATCCGTATGAAGTGCAGGACGATTATTATATGCACTCCGAAGAAGAGGTAAGAGAGGCACTGTCTTATCTCCCACAGAATGTGGTCGATATTGCTATAAGCAATACTGAAATTGTGGCAGATATGTGTACATTCAAACCAGAAATGGGGGTCAATCATTATCCGAAATCTCCGTACTCTTCTATTAGAGACGAAGTTCGTATGAGGACATGGTATGGTATGAAGAGTAAGGGACTTCAAAAGAGCGAACCTCATATTCAACAAGTCCGTCACGAATTAGAGATTTTAGAGAAGGTTGATTATTTTGACTATTTCCTCATTATTTCAGACATGCTCAACCATTGTAAACGGAATAATATCCGTACTGGTGTTGGGCGTGGTAGTGTTGTCGGTTCTACTGTCGCTTACCTCATGGGTATTACGAAGATTGACCCAATTAAGAACGGTCTTATATTCGAACGATTTGCCCATACCGAAAGAGTAACACCACCAGATATTGACTGTGATATTCCACGTAGTAAAAGGCAAGAGGTAATCAAGTATCTTAGAGATACTTATGGCGAAGTATATCAAGTCGTTACGTTCGGTAAGATGGCAGAAAAGGCGGCAATACGTAGAGCGTGTGACGCATTCGGGTTCTCTCCTAAAGAGAAAGACAGGATTGCTTCTCTTTCAGAAGAAGAGATTGCAAAGATGGACGAATCCTTTGTAGAGACAATTAAACAATTCAAGGGTAAGATTCAAAACTTTGGGACACACGCTTCTGCCGTAGTAGTAATGTCTACAGAACCATTTGATTTCTGTGCCGTAGAAAGATTCTCTGGTACGAACGGGGCACAGTACAACCTTAATTATGACTTCCATGACTTAGAGTCTATGGGTTTGTTAAAATTAGATATTCTTGGTCTTGAAACACTTGACACGATTGAGAATACGTTGGCACAGATTCCAGAGAATGAACGCCCCGATATGGATAATTTACCAGACGGAGACTATGACACTTTCAAATTACTTAATTCTAAAATGAATTGCGGTTTGTTCCAATTAGAAGGTGGTGCGGTAGGACAAATCATGTCAAGGATTCACCCGAAATGTCTTGCAGACTTAACCGCAGTAGTTGCGTTAGGTAGACCGGGGCCTATGTCTTCTGGAATGACGGAGGACTATATAAAGCAAAATACTCCTATTGTTCCGTGGCAAAAAGATTTTACGGAAGATACAAGGGGCTGTATTATCTATCAAGAACAAGTAATGGCGTTATGTCAAAAGGCATGGGGCATGACATTAGGAGAAGCCGATATGGTTCGTCGTGCAATGGGTCGTAAGGACAAGGCGTTGATGGAACAATTAGTACACGACTTATCCGAACGTGATAACATGGTAGGACTGAATAAGGAACAAATTGGACTTCTACTTGACAACTTAAATAAACAGGCAAGTTATCTGTTTAATAAGTCACATGCGGCGGCATACGCATACACGGCATACCAAACGGCATATTTAAAGGCACATTATCCGTTACAATTCTATACCGCATTATTGAATTCAAATATAGACCAAGAGAAGGGCACAGAATATCTAGCAGAGATTCGTAGGAACTACGAAGTAGAAATGCCCGATATTATCCGTAGTGATTATGGTTGGTCTATAGACGGTAACAAGATTCGTGCAGGATTCTCTTATATCAAGGGAGTAGGAAATTCTAAGTTTGAGAAACCAACGTGGAACAACGAAGAAGGACTTAGAGACTTTCTTGAATTGAATCCAAGATTAAACAAGGGTGTAATTATAAGTCTCATTAAGGCGGGTTGTTTTGAAATTGACCCACAATGGGGCATTGATTATACGGAATGGTTTAAGGTGGCAGAGTCAAGAAGGGCAGAATGTCGTGGTCGTATTATCCATTATCAAGGATTAGGGAACAATGCGAAGGTAAAAGAATGGTCACGTAAAATACGTGAGATAGAAGACCCTCCAATCGTTTCCAATTATGATACCCCGATAGATATTATGGGCGAAATGCAGAGGGAAGTTCTTGGTATATCTAATATAGACATTTTTGCCACATATGATAAGTCTTTACTCCGTGGTAATAATAGATTATTCTTAGTAAGTAAAGTTGATAGGTTTAACGATAGAAACGGAAACCCAATGGTAAAGATGTACGGAGTAGGACAAAACGGACAAATGACTTGTATATTTTGGAATCCGAAAGAAACGCTTCAAGCAAAATTGAATTATGTTACAGAGAACGAAGTCCTCATTGTTAGGACTGGGCAACAGAAGGAAAATAATACTTATTTCTGTTACGATTTTGTTGAAGCAAAGAGACACTGATAGCGTGGGGACTTGTTCGTGCCGTAAACTTGACACGACACGGAAAAAGTGGTACAATACATTTGAGCAAAGGAGGGATATTTTAATGGAGAAATATCTCATTTCTACCAATGTGGAAGGACACTTATTTGGAGACTATACGGCAGAAAAATTATTGTCAAAAAGAGAAGCGATTGAAGTCCTTACTCGCATTAAACAGGTAGACCCCAATGCAACATTAGTAAGAGTCGTTGAAGAAAGGAGGAATGAATTTGGCGACTGCTAAAGTGACGGCTTCGGGAGTAGATGCAACAAGCGTTCCCGGACTTTTCGTAATGAGAAAGATTCACGCACTACGAGAAGAAGTAAAGGAAGTTGAATCAAGTAAGATGAATTCGGGTGGTATGAGATACAATTATCTATCCGAAAACAAGTTGACCAACGCAGTTAAACCTGTTATGCAGAAGTTAGGTTTGGTTGCCTTGCCCGTAGAGTCGGAGAGCCATACAACCGCTTATAAAGTAGGTGAAAAAGATGGGGTGGATAGAATCGTCCTATTGACTGAAAACCATACTTCGTATCGTGTTGTAGATATTGACACTGGCGACTTTATTGTTGTTTCCGTAGAGGGGTCTGGTGCAGACCCGATGGACAAGGGAACGAACAAGGCTTCTACGTGTGCGGTCAAAAACTTCTATAAGGCACTACTGAATCTTCCGTCTCCCGATAGGGATGACCCCGATAATACGCCCAGTAGTGGTGGTTCTTATAGTCGTACAACTTATAGTGCAAACGACCCCGGTTCTATACAATTAAAGTATGGGGCACATGCGGGTAAGACATTAAAAGAATTGTTCGATGAGAACCCCGAAGAAGTTGAAAAATTGGCAAACGGAAATTCTAAATGGATTGCGGAGAAAGCACAAGCATTTTTGAATTCCATTGCGGCGTAAGATAACTAAATATTAAAAGATTCCTGCCCTGAGGTTATGTGAGAGTTACTAAGGGCAGGTTCTTATTCCGAGGTCGTCAAGTGGTAAGACACAGGACTTTGACTCCTGTATGCGTAGGTTCGAATCCTACCCTCGGAACCAATCGGGGGATTAGTTTAGTGGTAAAACCTCGGTCTCCAAAACCGATGACATTGGTTCGATTCCTTTATCCTCTGCCAACATGCCGTGTTAGCACAATGGTAGTGCGGATGCCTTGTAAGCATTTGATATGGGTTCAATTCCTATACACGGCTCCAATTCGGTTGTGGTGTAATGGTAACACAGTGGTCTCTAAAACCACATATTCTGGTTCGAACCCAGACGACCGAGCCAGTAGGTTCTCAGTCAAAAGAACCAATCACCTCTTAACAGGGAGACTCTAACCCGGTCTCCCACCTCTTTTTACTGCCGTAGTTCAATGGTTAGAACGGACGACTTATAATCGTTTAATAAAGGTTCAACTCCTTTCGGTAGTACCAAATCCTCTCCGTAGTTCAACGGACAGAACATCGGTCTTCTAAACCGACAATAAAGGTTCGATTCCTTTCGGGGAGACCATATGCGGTAGTGGCGGAATTGGCAGACGCAACGGACTTAAAATCCGTCGGTTTATACCATGTGGGTTCAAGTCCCACCTTCCGCACCATTTAAAAATAACAGGTAGTGTACAGACTTGTTTAAATTTTTTCTCTCTTATTAATAATAGGCACACTCTACGGTTCTTGGGTGGGTCTGTTTAAGTGCGTCACAAAGAAAAGAAAGAGAGAAAACGAAAAAAGAAAAAAAGAAAGAACCAAAGAAAAAAAGAAAAAAGGAAAAGAGAGAAAGAAAAGAAATACCCGAAGGGTATCCAACCTTCGGTTGGATAAATTAAACTAATCGCAACACCTATCGGTGTTTTGATACTTGCTTCGCAAGTAATTCTTACACTACGGAAAAAATCAAAACCCTTTATCCGTGTTAAGTTTTTCATAATGCCCTTATTCCGTGGTGTGGCGGGACTTGTCACCGCAGTAAACTTGACACGTTTTCCGTGGTGTGGTACAATTTGTTTGGGTCGAACGGAGACCTCGCACGAAAGTGCGTATTTTTTTGGTATATAGTGCCACGGAAAACATGGCAAAGAAAGGGGTGATTGCGTGGAGAGATTGATGAACCGTGATTCGTATGTCGGGATTAAAGAGGCGTCCAAGTATCTTGGAGTATCTTCCGTAACGATTCGCAAGTGGGTTCGCAACGGAGACTTGAAGTCTCTTATGGACAAGAGCGAACGAAACGGAAGAGACATGTATTTAATCCACAAAGACGAATTAAAGTTTTTCAAGGACAAGGTAATGCCAAGTATGTACGGAAAGAAGAACGTACCGAAGGTGTACAGAAAGAAGACTTGGAAAGATAAGTTGTGCGATATTTGGGAGTGGTTAAAAAATGCCTTTTAAGTATAAGGATAAGGTAGAATTTACCGACTTAGATTTTGGCAAGAAATGCTATTACTTAGCCAGACTCTATATCGCAATGGACGAAAAGAAGGGTACTTACAAATATAAGACAAGATTATTCACTTGTATAAATTACCTTAAGAAGCAACCCGAACCCGTGTTATCAATCCTTTATAATTACCTTTCGGATAATAAACATAACGGATTAATGATATGGGAAGTAGTCCCAAAGGCAGTGTTGTATGACCAAAACAGGCGTAGAGAAAGAAAAGAACCTGTCAAGCAGTACGAAGAATTTAATAAGGATATGTTAGATGAGATTTTGAGTGAATAAAAAGGGGTGCGGTTAATGTCTAAAAACAACATTGGTGCTATTGACTATGGATATAAACAGTTAGCAAACGCAATTATAGGAAGGGCTATGTTGGACTATTACGAATCAAAGAACACCGTTAAAGGCAGACGCATTAGACGGTCAATAGAAGACTTCGTTAGGTCAAGTTGGTACATGGAGTTAACAGATATAGACCCGGACTTAATGTTGGAGAAACTGCACGACAAGAACGCTAAACGTATTGTAATTGGATTGGTTGCATAGGAGGGCATATGAAAGTAACCTTAGTAGATTATCCAAGATATGCGGATTATAAAGCATATTGTTCCGCAAGGGTATGTTATTCCGATAAGGGATATACAGACATATGGTGCGAAACACCTATGACTGGTATGGATAAAGAAGACCCCGAAACAGATGACGCATTAAAGTTGTTGCGTGGAATTGTAAGGGCAGGACACGGCTCAGTATTAGAACATTGTTGCTTCACGTTCTCTATCGAAGGTATCAGTAGAGCATGTTCACATCAATTAGTTAGACATAGGATTGCGTCCTACAGTCAACAGTCTCAGAGATACGTAAAAGGAGACAAGTTCGGTTACGTAACACCTCCAGAGATTGAAAAAAGAGAAGATTTAAAAAAAGCCTTTGACGAACATATGAGGGACACAAGGACTTTATACAACACTCTCGTTTTGTGTGGTATTAAAAAAGAGGACGCACGTTACCTCTTACCTAACGCAACCACTACTAATATCGTAGTAACAATGAATGCAAGGGAATTGTTACACTTCATTGGATTACGTACAAGTCCGAGGGCACAGTGGGAGATTAGAGAGTTAGCGAAAGAAATGTTACGACAGGTAAAAGAGGTTGCTCCAGTAATTTTCGGTGAAATTGAATTAAAGGAGTGATGTGATTGAGATTAAAAGATAGCATCATCCTTCGTGGTGATATTCCAGACTATCTTACTCAACACGGCGTTAGAGTACATTCCGCAGGAAAAGGGTATCGCTGTAGATGTCCGATTCATAATGGGGACGGCGAAGATACATTCTCTTGCACAAGTAAGAAGTGGTACTGTTTCAAAGAGTGTATCGGCGGAACCATAGTAGAGTTACATATGGCGTTGCACAATGTAACGTTTACAAAAGCGTTAGAGGAGTTAGCCGATATGTATGACATCGACTATGAGGGAAATGAAGAGTACCAACGAGCGAAGTCATACTTTGAAGAACAGGAGAGTTTGTGTGAATCATACAAAAGACACATTGAACTTGCAAGAACTTATCTCACAGATAAGCGAAGATTGTCAGAGAAAACCATTGAAGCCTTCGGATATGGATTTTGCGAAGAGAGAGGAAGTATTACAATCCCTATTCGGAACCCCGACGGAATGTATGTTGCCCACGCAGAAAGAAACTTTAGAGATGGAGTTCCTAAATACGTAAACGATAGAAACAACGAGTATTACGCAAAGGGAGACCTACTCTATAACTTCGACAGGGCAAGAAAGATTATGCACAAGGCGGGTAAGATATATCTTTGCGAGGGATATTTTGACGTAGCGAGTGCAGATGACCAAGGACTTCCATGTGTAGGGTATACAGGGGCAACTCTTACACAGTCACACATTAGATTACTGGCGAAAGAATTACAAGAGTATGACAGGAAATTCACGGTAATGTTAGCCCCCGATAATGACGAAGCGGGACAAGGGCGTATCGAACAATTAAGAGATAAGTTTAAACAATTCGGAGCGAATCTAAACGTTCGTATCGTACAAATCCCCGATGGTTACAAAGACTTTTCTGATTTACATGTAGCAGGACTTAGTATTAAAGACTTGCCGTCTGAACATATTGATGTCCTGTGTTGTATGAGGGGCGTTGAAAAATGTCCCGACAGGGAAACGGAATACCAATACGCATTAGATTACCTTAATACCGTAGCAAATCCGCTCATTAGAACAGAGATTGCCGAGAAGTTAGCGGTACGTTGGGGCAAGGACACTAAGGATATTATTGGTATTGCAAACGGAACGAGGACGGAAACATCTTTCGTAAACGATTTTAAATCTCCGTTGCAGTGCGTATCAGAATTCCGTGACCTAATGTCGAATGGTTCTATAGGGACAGGGTTTCCAGACTTAGACGAAAGTACACACAAGTTCCTAAAGTCAGAAGTAGTAATCGTAGCCGCATACTCTGGTGTAGGTAAAACATTTACCGCAAACCAAATCGCATTACATGCGGCATTCCGTGAAAAGAAGAACGTAATATTCTTCTCAATGGAAATGAGTGCGGCGACTTTAATCACCCGCTTAATCGCAATGTTTATGCGAAAGAGAGAGGACGAAGTTAAAAAGTTACTTATGGATGGCGACAACATGGCACTTACTGTACAGAGAGCATTAAACAAGAAGTTGCTTATCGTGGACAAGAACAATTTAACAATAGACGATATTCGAACGTATATAAACGTAGCGAATACAATGGTGTTCGATAGTCCAACCGATATGATTATTCTTGACTACTTACAGTATATGCCGGGAACCTCTGAGTACACAGTAATGTCTGAAACCGTTCGTTCTTTTAAGCCGTTGGCAAAAGAAATGAATGTTGTTCCGATTATCTTGTCCCAATTAAATCGTGAAGGAAGACCGTGGGAGAAGCCAGACCTTACTCAGATGAAGGGTGGCGGTGATATTGAAGCGACCGCAGACTGGATTATAGGGATGTGGCGTGACGGAGAGAACCCCGCACTATCATTAGAGGAACAGGCAAGACTTCAAGACCATGTAAACCTTGCGATTCTAAAAGGGCGTAGGTCATACGGACAAAGAGATTTTGAGTATCGTTTTGATTCAAATGAGACAAATTTTAAACCAGTATAAAGGAGATAACAACATGAAAAATTCTGAATTAAAAGCATTCTTGGTAAACGAATTAAAGGAATTAAACCGTGAATTAATTAAAGAGTCTCCTATCTCTTCACTTCATATGGTGGCAGACGTTCTTCGTAAAGGAGACTCAACCCCCATTGATAATGTCATTGAAATGACAAGAAGACTTACGGTTGCAGTAAAAACCCTTGATAAAGAAGACGCAATGGATGTTATCAGGACTTTTGAAGAAGACTTGATGAATGAAATTGAAGTAAAGGTTGACGCAGAAATGGCAAAGTTAGGTAAGAAGAACAATAGTAAGGAAGAGCCCAAGAAGAAGAAAGTTGAAAAGGACGAAAAGTTGGACGAATTTAAAGACTTCCTTAATGACTTGGGAATTAGTATCGACTTATCCGTAGAAGAGGTAAAAGAAAATGATTGACCACTTGTCCCCATCTACGGTACAAGCGTACAGAGTATGTGGCAAGCAAGTGTATTTTAGTAAAATCCTTGGCATAGAAAACCCCACCCATTATGCTATGACCTCTTATGGCTCGGCAATGCACCGAGCCATTGAGAGGTTGTACAAAGAGAAGTTATCTAAAAAAGATTTCTGTGATGCCTTTATTCAAGAGTGGGAAATATTATCTGCCGAAGTAAATAATTGGAAAAACGACAGTAAAGAATATTTACTTCAAGAAGGATTAAAGGCGTGTGAAGATTTCTATAAAGATATTTATGGAAAGTATGATATTGAATTAACGGAACAGAAATTCAATATTAATCGTGGTGAGGGTTCTCTACCTATCCTCTGTTTCGCAGACGCAATTACAAAAGATGGAATTATCATCGACTATAAATTTGGTCGTGGTCTCACTGGTACGGCAGACAGTAAGTCTTACACATGTAATATGGCAACATACGCATGGGCGTATCAAGACCAATATAAAAAGATGCCATCAAAGATTGTGTTTATTAAACAGAAGTGGACGAAGCGTAGAGACAAGGATAGTGGTAAGTATATATTCAGTCACGCAGGATTCGTCGTAGATGAAAAAGACGTAAAAGAAAGCGAAATAGATTTCTATAAAAACGTTTACGATAACGTGGAAGTCGGGGTGCAAGCGGGAGTATGGTTGCCCGCATCAGACGAATCATATTTCTGTAAGACATGTGGATATAGAACGCTTGGGTTGTGTAACAAGGAGGTCTATTGAAACGAATACTTTTAACCGCACTTCTTGCGTGGCAATTAATGGACTGTACAGCCTATTGCCCCACTGGAAACACTACTGCAAGTGGTGTTTATCCAGTAGAGGGAAGGACAGTAGCGTGTGACCATTTGCCTTTCGGTACAATGGTACGGATAAATGGACATGTTTATATCGTAGAAGATAGGTTCGGTGCAGGACATACAGACAAGTTAGATATATTCATGGAGTCTTACGATAAGGCAATTCAATTTGGTAGGAGAAAGATATGGATAGAGATACTATAAAAGACTGGTTAAAAGAACTTAATGAATTTATTTTCTTGTTAATGCCAACTGTTCTTTTGGTTATGGTTATTTACACGTTTTATATGATTGCGACAAGGGGGATTCAGTAATGAACGAACCAATTATTAGTCCGTGGTTTTTCTACTTTGCTGATATGTTATGTTTGTTGATAGCCATACTTAGTTTCATAATCATTATCTGTGTCGTAACGTATATCCTTTGTTCCACGTGTAGAAAAGATGCGTATTTGAGCCTTAATCGTTATAGGGATAGGTGTAATCGTCCAGACTGGATTTTAGAAGCAAAAGAAGAAATAAAAGATTTCGATGCGAAAATCAAAGTAGCGAAAGTGGTCGGCATAATCTCTCTTATTTTGGCGTTACTTATTCCATCTAAAGAGACGGCATACAAGATGTTTGTTGCATATCACGTTACCCCTGCAAATATTCAAATGACAGGGGATATGGTAGACAAGTCAATCGACAAGGTTATCGAAAAAATTATCAATTATCAGAAAAAATTAGAGGAGAAAAAATAATGGCACGACATTTAGCAACGATACGAAAGATTAAAGAGTTAAGACCTATCCCTAATGCAGACCGTATAGAGGTTGCAGTCATTGATGGATGGGAGGTTATTGTAAACAAAGAGGACGGATTCAATGTAGGTGACTTGGTAATCTATATTGAGATTGATTCCGTGTTACCTCCGAAGCCGGAATTCTCCTTTATGGAAAGGTACAAGTACCGTGTTAAGACCATCAAGTTACGTGGGCAAGTGTCTCAAGGATTAGTGTTACCATTAAAGATTCTTGAGGACGACGACCCAACGGCAGAATATACAGAGATTATGTCTATCGGAGAAGGGTTAGATGTAACCGATATTCTTGGTATCAAGAAGTATGACCCAGAAGCCGCAAAAGAAAAGGTGTGGTGGAGTAAGTTAGCAGTACAGAATAAAGTAGAATTCCCTTGGTGGTTGAAACCTTTCAAACGTATCTCCTTTATCCGTAATTGGTGGATTAACAAACATAAAACAATTGACGAATTTCCACCCTTCGTTAAGAAGACCGATGAAGAACGAATACAGAATATACCAGTCTTGTTTAATAGAGTCAAATTCGGTGAAATTCCCTTGTCTGTTACAGAGAAAATGGACGGAACTTCTGCAACGTTCTTCTTAAAAGATGGTAAGTTCGGCGTATGTAGTAGAAATAAATGGTTGTTAAAAGAAGACGACTCTCCGTATTGGGCGGTAGCAAACAAGTATTTCATTGAAGATGTTCTCCGTAATCTTGCGGGTTTTGGAAGTAGCAAGGGCTTGTACGTATTACAAGGAGAAATTATCGGCAAAGGCATCCAAGGCAATAAATACCATTTGTCAGACTTTATGTTTATGCCATTCAATTTAATTATTAATGGCAAAAGACTTCCGTATGAGCAGATGGTCAACGCCCTTGAACCGACAAGTTTGAATTGCGTTCCTCTTGTAGAGAAACATCTTGTAATTCCAGAATCATGGGAGATTCAAGACTTAGTGAATTATTCTAAAGGTATTAGTAAATATCGTGATGGCAAAGAACAACGTGAAGGAATTGTATGCAGAAATGAAAGCCATCATATTTCCTTTAAGGTTATTAATCCAGACTTTCTATTAAAGGAGGACGAATAATGTCACAGGTTATCTATAACGGCATGAGTGGAATCCCTCTTAAACAAATATTTAATCGTCTTAAGAAGGAGAAAAGAAAACCCAAAAAAGATATTGATATAAGTGAAGCGTCGTATTGCCCTAAAGAAAAGGTTGGACAGTCTTGGGCATACACTGGAGGAAACAAGAATGAGTGACAACGTAAATCATCCTTCTCATTATAATCAAGGAGGGGTCGAATGTATTGATGCACTTAAAGCGGCAACAATTAACAAGCCACCATTTGAAGCAGTATGTGTCGCCAACGTAATTAAATACTTATGGCGATACGAAGAAAAGAATGGCATCGAAGATGTAGAAAAAGCAATGTGGTATATTGACAGACTTCATAAAGAATTGGTCAATAAAGAAAATACATACCAACTTGTTGGTACGGAAAATGGTGTTGGCTTGTAGTCTCCGTGGCACACCTTAATGGTTCCGAAAGAAGGAGATATGTTTAACCCCAATGATACGGCAAGAGAACATTTACTTGACGCACTCTTAAGGGGTGATGGGTATTGTCCGTGTCAACCTAAAAAAGACAGAGATACTATGTGTCCGTGTAAGAATTATCGCATGGATGGAAAATGTATCTGTGGACTGTATGTAAAATTACCTCAATCGGTGGTGGATAATAGTAATGACAAAGATAAAGTCGTCAGAGATGAGTCCAATACAGAGAAGGGGGAGGAATAATAAGCACCGTGGATATACTACGGAGAAGCAATTAGAAAGATTCCTCAATGAAAATGGTATCCCCGCAGAAAGAGTAACAATGTCGGGTGCATTGAAATTTGTTAAACATAAAGACCTGCATGGAGACGTAAATATTACATGCGGAAAAAAATTAATCCGTGTAGAAGTTAAGTCAAGAATGAAGTTGCCCGCATATATAGTAGGCGTAAGGCACAATAAACCTTGGCATGTAAAAAGTATTGAGCATCTGTGTTACGTACTAACACAAGACGAATTTATTTCCCTCTGTAAAGAGGGAATCCTCCCAGAAGGAGGAACAAAGATTAATGCGGCAAGATGTAATACTCTGGTTAAATGGTTTCATCAAGACGAATCAGAGATAGTCGCTATGAAAGAATTTGGTAAAAGACAATTTTATTTTGCGGTTAAATTTAAGACTGCAAACAAAATCGGAGGAAAATTTAATGATAACAATTGTTACTGAAAAGCCCTTTCGTTCTATTGATGTAATCGGGTATGGTGTAGATTCTTATTACGATAAGAATTAGAAAAAGATTTATCGTGTATACGGCATTGTTAAGCCGGGCACACGTGGAAAATTAGTAGATAGAGATGGCTCTGACATTAAAGATTTATACGAAGATGAAACAGTAGTGGTTATCTTTCGTAGTGATAAGAGAGAAGAAGCGGTTGCTTGTAAAAATTTAATTGATGTCCATGTGGCAAGAGGAGTACCCGCATTCTCTGTAAGCGAATTTAAGGCGTGGTTACAGAACCCCATGCCTCCCAAAAATCCAGACCCCGAACCGAAAATTGAAGGTGATAAGAATGCTAATTAATTTTGCGTATGAAAAAGAATTCGACGATTTCATGGAATCATTAAAGGGCTCCACGGAATATAATGAATTGGCTACCCTTGATGGTATAGGTAAGCAGACCGACATGGTTTCCTTCTCTAAAAAATTCTTTGGCAAGGCAGACCAAGCGGCGGCAGATGTTTCTGTAGACAGTAATGCTAACGTAGACGACATTAGTATTATTGCCTACGAAGCAGAAGTTCCTAAACCCCTGTTCCGTTTAAACGCATACTATCTGTTATGGAAATACGGAAAGAAATTATTTGGTGTTGAAGAAGCAGAAAGGTTGTGTCGTGGACAATTCTTTAAAGAGTATTACATCAATGACTTCCATAAGTTTGCGACCACCCCTTATTGTTTTAACTTCTCTTGTTTAGATGTTGTGTATAGCGGATTACCTTTTGTAAATAAGATAAAGTCAATGCCACCCAAACATTTAAATTCATACGTAAATCAGATGATTCAATTTGTTACGTATGCAAGTAATAGCGTGGCGGGTGCGGTTGGACTGGCAGACTTCTTAATCTGTATGTCATATTTCTACGATAAAGAAGTTGCCATTGGTGCAATTACAGACCCCGAAGTTAAGCAACAGATTCAGTCCTTTATTTTCTCCGTAAACCAACCCTTCCGTGGTGGTCATCAGAGTGCGTTCACAAACGTATCCGTATTCGATGATAACTTCTTGAACAAAATGTGTAGTGAATACATGTTCCCCGATGGTTCAAGACCGAATCCCGAAACAGTAAAAAAATTACAGATTATGTACATGGATGTTATGAATGAGACATTAGAGAATACCCCTTGTACATTCCCTGTTACAACTGCATGTTTCGCTATAGATGATAATAAAGAAATCTTAGATAAAGACTTCTTGCGACTTGTCGCAGAAAAGAATCTTAAATTTGGTTGGATGAATTATTATTCTGGAAGTACATCTACCCTTTCTTCTTGTTGTCGTTTGAGAAGTGAAGCAGACCACGAATACTTTAATACGTTTGGTGCGGGTGGCACTAAGATTGGTTCTCTGTCCGTAACAACGATTAACCTCCCTCGTATCGCATACGAAGTGGTACATCAAAAACATTTATTCGGGGATAAACTTCCCTCGATGGAAGATATTTTCTTGGAATCTCTGAAAGATAAGGTTAAGATGTGTGCAGAGATTAACGCTACAAAACGCCACGTAATCAAGAAGAGAATTAAAAATCATAATCTTCCTTTGTACTCCCTTGGGTTTATGGATTTAAAGAAACAGTATTCTACTTGTGGGTTGAACGGCATTAATGAAGCGGTTGAAATTCTTGGGCTTGACATCCTCTCTAAAGAAGGACAGGACTTCGTAGAGAAGATTCTTGAGACTGTTAACGCAGTAAATAAGGAACAGGAAAAACGTTTCGGTTATCCACATAATTGCGAACAGACTCCCTCCGAAAACAGTGCGATTAAATTAGCACAGGCAGATAAGATTCTTGGATATAATAAGAAAGGGTACGAATTCTATTCTAACCAATTTATCCCTCTGACTGTACAGACAGACTTGTTAAACCGCATTCTGTTACAAGGCAAATTCGACCACCTTATGACTGGCGGGGCAATCATGCACATTAACGTAGCGGAACAGATTAAAGACCCTCAAGATATTGTGGATTTAATTTCTTCCTCTGCAAAACAGGGCGTAATCTATCAAGCCGTCAATTACGTAATCAATGTATGTGAAGATGGTCACGTATCGGTTGGCAGAGATTTAGAGACATGCCCCCATTGCGGTAAAAAGATTACAGACAAATTAACACGCGTTGTAGGCTTCCTTACTAACACAAAGAATTGGCATATCAAACGTAGGGAACACGACTTCCCAGATAGAAAGTTCTACAAAATTTAATGGAGTGATAATAGTGAGACTGGTATTATTAGGTTGCGATGACGAAGATAGAAAAACGTTAGAGACCCATTTATTCGCAAGACAATTTGGTCTGATGATTAAAGATAATTGTGGTTATCTCTATGTAGACGTTGAAAAACCCGAAGAGATTTCGTTCCTTTCTGCTATATTAAGGTGCGACCTTAGATTTACGTTAAATGGTTTTCAATTAAATGGTAAACGATACTCAACGATAAGGATTATAAGAGAGGAGAATACCAGTGAAGATTAGAATAGCGGGGACGGAATACTCCCTAAAGAATAAGTCGTTTGAAATTTACGTACAAGGTTGTTATAGAAAGTGTCCGGGGTGTCATAACCCCGACACTCAACCCTTTGATGGTGGGGAAGAGGTAGATGTAACGAATTTCTGTAAAGAAATATTGAATAGGATTAAACCCTTTGATAATCTTATTCAGAACATCTATATATCTGGTGGAGATTTACTTTGCCAAAAAGAATTTAATGCGTACATATTCAGTGAATTAGTCTCATATTATTTCTCAAGTAAGTATAAGATTTGGTTATTTACTGGAGCAGACGAGAGCGACTTACACCCTTGGGTGTGGAAATTCTACGATATAGTAAAGTGTGGTTCTTTTGATAAAGATAATCTAAACCCCGAAGGTACATTCCCCGCATCAAAGAATCAGAAGTTATTATTTAATGAGAAGTACCGTGACGAATTAGAAGATTTATTTAATAACACAGAGTTTGTAGGAGAAAAGAAATGGAAATAAAATTCAAATATACAAAGGGTGGACTTAAAGCCCCCCGCTACGCTACGGAAGATTCCTCTTGTTTCGATATTTACGCCGCAGAGAGTGCAGTAATTAGACCCTCCGAAAGTGTTTCTATAGGGACTGGATTAATCTTTGAACCCGAAAAGGGATACGGAATTATGTTATACCCACGTAGCGGTATTTCCTCTAAGACAATGTTACGCTTCGCAAATTCCGTTGGCGTAATTGATAATGACTATAGAGGAGAGGTTCGTATCCTTTTAGAAAACGCAATGCCTAAGCCTATGATGAACAACCTTGTCCCTGCATATATTACTGTAGATGGTAAGGTTATAGATAACGATTTCAATTATGGTTACTTACCCGAAGGAACAATCGTTGTAAAAAGAGGAGACCGCATTGCACAGGCTATGCCTATTAAGATTGAAAAGGCAGAATTAGTACAGACCAAAACCGTTTCAGAAACAAAAAGGGGGAAAGGTGGTTTCGGTAGTACGGGAGTAAAATAATTGGAGATAAGAGGGAAGAAGCCTTCTGACACTTTAGAACAAATTGTTTAGGACGCAATAGAGAGAGAAAAAATTATAAACGAACAACACCCCGAGCGTCATGGGTATGGAATGATATAGGGAGAAGCCGACGATTTAATACGGAGAATAGAACACCTTAACAATAACCAATTAAAAGCACAACAGGCAAAGGTAAAAAATAGGGAAGATAGAATCCGTGTTGTAGGAAATGACAGGCTTTATACCCATAGCCCCGAAGATATTATCATAGACAAATTAGACAGAGAACAAATATCAAGAGCAGAAACGTTTGTGTTAAGTCGCCTTTCTAAAAGAAGCGTTAACTTTTATCTGTTAAAAAGTGATGGCATGAAATTCACAGACATAGGGAAACTTTATAACGTACACCGTTCAACGGTAAGTCGTGATATAAAGAAAACAAATGAAATGTTGAAAGAGGAATTCACTGCAATAAGAAATGGGGGTGAAAATCACGTATTCATATGAGCATCCCCTCGCTTATTCTCATTTAAGTCTTGAAAAAGATTTCACTTCTTTATGTGAAAGGTTTGGTTATAGAGTAACCGATTTATCGTACCATCATAATTACGACACAAAAGTTATTTATGCCCTAAGAAAAAATCCCTCTCCAGTCTCTCTCTCTATCCGTCTATCCCCCGACATGATGATTTCTAAAGACGGAGAAACGATGTTCGTTGAATTAAAGACTGGGCGTTCAGATGATATAATACGATTAGAAGCGTATCAATTATTATGTAATCAAATACGTGAGAAGTATTTTCATACTCCTTGCCTTTACGTATATCGTGGTAGATATACAAATGGAGATATAATATCTTGTCACGCAAAGGATATTATACCAAAGACCCTTGTAATCCCCGATGTATAGAAGAACGAACAGATAAGACCCATATTAGAAGGACACTTCGACTGTGAAAAAATGGTAAAAAAAATAGGCTCCCAATTCTCTGGAGACGCCTACATAGAAATAGACGATACAAAGAACTGGGAGCCTATACAGAATGTCATAAAATAAAACCCTCCCATATCATATAGACACAGGAGGTAAATGTGTTAGGGCGACAAGTCGCCACAAAAAGAGGCGGGCGGGTGACTAATCCTCCCGCACTCTTATTATATGACTACAAAGAAATATTGTCAATTAAACGCACGTTCTATATAATTAAAAATGGGTAAAAAAAATAAGCCGAGGTTTTTACACCTCGGCTTTTTCTAATGCGAATAATCCCACATAGGGGAAATGTGTGAAAACCCTATGCTTCGTTATTCTAAAGACTAATCGTAGAGACTATCTTCTTCTATCTCTTCGATTCTATTTTCTATACCCCTCTTAATCCACTCGCATAGAGAAACGACTTTCTTACCATATACCCCCATCTCTAATCCAAGTGCAGTAGAATATATTTCTGCTTTCTTTCTTGCTTCATATATTCTTGCATTTGCACAATAGAGAGCATCAATTCTACCATGTGGTAAACCGATACGCCCATTACTGTCTTTAAATGGCGAAGTCTCTTTGTCAAAGAAAACCTCCATCTCTTCCTCAATAATATCAAAGATAATATCCCTATCGTTATCGCTTACAAATATTTCAACGACATCTTTTAGGGCATCCATTGAGAGAAGTAATTCCTTGATTTTATACCAACAGTGGATATATTGTCGTGGAATAAATACAGCCCCACCATTCTTGCGTATCTTTACAGAATAGCAGAGCCTAAAGGTTTTCTCTAACATTTTTCTTATCCTCTTAATATTAACATCATCAGTAGTCGGAAGTAAATCAATAGGAATACCTAATTCCCTTGCCTTATCTTCCATTTCTTCTAAATTAATGTTAACATTAGATGAAAGAGAATACATGATAATTTTCCCTATAGTCATAACATCATTCCTTTCTTTTACCATAACACATTTGTTTTGGGTTAAGTACCCATGTATGCCCACCAGTATATGATGGGCATAGGTTGATACTTAAGCGTTACCCTCTTGATTTGCGGTAGAGGACTGGTCGTTAACATCGACCCTATCCTTAACGTAATCCAAGAAGTATTTGTACCCTTTATACTTCGCAATATCTTTAAACGTATTTAAATCAACGTTGCAGATATTGGAAGCGGTACTTCTTTTTACGATGTACGCCCACAGGGAAACGAATTCTAATGTTGCCATGAATGTTTCAAACTTCAAAGTACCACGGAAGATTCTCACTTCAATGGTATTTTCGGGTTGAAAGTTAATAGCACAATAGCGGTCGCCCTGTTTCTTACGTTTCACCCACGCTTTAGACGGCGGTGCGATGAACTTGTCGATATTGGCTACTTCATAGTCATCATATCCATTCGGCTGGCAGTAATCGTAATTCCGTCTCCTCGAAAACAATTTAATCCATTCCATATTGTTACGGAAGGAAACAAAGAACATTGCTTCAACATCGTCCATATCCATATCGCCGAAATAACCTCTATCAATATGAGTATGCAGACCACAATGCCCTCCGTTATGAGAACGGAAGCCGTTCCCTCTTAAATACTTGAGACCCTCTTCCCAATTAAGGGTTTCTTTATGGTGCTTAAGGTTGGCAGGGCAAGAGATAATCTCAAACCCATCAGTCAGAGAACAGTCACTACATGTTACCACGTAGTCGTTACCGATATTAGAACGGACATCATCGGCTTCCTCACACAGAGTAGAGTAACCATCTCCACGTGATTCAACCTCTAATTCCACGCCAATCATCGGATACTGTTCACGTTCGTCAATCCCTAAGTAATCCATGTTATAAGCCGGGTCGTTACTGTAATGATAAGAATGAATTCCCATGTTTCCATGCTCCTCTCTGCAATTAGGGCAATAATAACTTCCATCGTTACTAATATCCATATCATCTCTGTGAGCGTAGTACCCACAACCATCACATTCGTAATAGTCCTCGGCACACGATTCACATAAATCTACCGTATCACCATTGTACAATTCATAACAGTATGAATCGTCAACGTGGACATACTCCCTACAGTCATCGCAAAGTACATAATGGTCATCAACACAATCTTGACAAACAAATACGTTCCTATCGCTGAGATAAATCATATCGTTTTGGTGATACGATTTACCGCAGTCATCACATTCGACAAAATCAGAAGCACAGCCTTGACAAAATATATTCCCATGCCCGTCCTTCTGAAAATTAAAGTCGTCGTCTGTAGGATTATCTGGTAACGCATCCAGTAAGTCAGATGTTTTGATTACCTCGCCACAATTGTGACAACGAAGAGGTCTGCCATTGCAAAGAACAACATCGTTTTCCGTTACAGAGTACATAGACAAGTCTCCTTTCTCTTAACTAACACATTTATTAGAGCGGTTTGCTCTATAAGACGCCCCATCGGGACGCCTTAACAACACACCTCTCATTTAACATCTACGATTTTCTGCCAATACGATACAAAGAACGGTTCTTTCACTTTCTGATACTGTTCAATGTTTTCATACGAATCAAAAGAGAATTCGTAAATGCCTTCGTCAAGGGCTTCCAACGTTTCTACTACGTAATCCTCATCATCAATTAAGCCATGATACCGAGCCAAGAATTCATCCATTAAGTCGTATGCGTCCATATAGGATTTCGCATTGACCATAATGGAGTAGGTATACTGTGGCTTTTTAATGACCGAAGCCGTTTCGCACGTTGGTTTTCTTGACTTCAATTTCCACCAACCATCATCCGTATATTCATAATCATAATCTGTGGCATTTGTCGTATACGGATAAGTAGGTTTAGAGTAATGATAAACATACTTGATATACTTGTACGAATCATTACTTGCGAAGAAACCATCGTCTTTATCTTCTACCCACGACCCGAAACGCCCAACCATAAAGTCTGGAAGGAAGAGAAGAACACGACTTGTCATGTCAGACAGTAGATTTATAACACCTTGATTATAGATAGCCCCATTAGAAACCAGTGGGAATATCACATATCGGTTATAATTCATCGTGTCTGAATACTCTGCTTTCATTCCCTCTTTCGGAGTGTAAGAAGTAAAGACACCGTTGTGCATCATAGCACCCCACTCGGGGTCTCCCTTTTCGTTACCCATGTCCTCTATCTTTTCAACGATAGGAAACGGGTGACAGGTCTTAGTAGAGATTTTCCCCGAAGTCGCTATCCTACAATGAATAGCCCTTGGCGTTTCTGTACCTAACCCTTTAAAGAAATTCACTAATTTGTCGGCATCCGTAAAACCTTTTCGATAGTGTACGCCACCCTCAGTGTCGTACCACATGATACCTGCCCCATCTGGGTTGTTTTCAAATGCGGTACGAATTTTTTCCTCCTTAATGGATTTCTTCGCAGGGCAATACATGATGATACACATGATTACCAACCTCCTTTTGTCATAACTCACATTTGTTTTTGGGTATTGGTACCCACATAAAGAGACAACCGAAGTTGTCCCTTTAAATTGACATCAATAACCAGTCCTGCCACCCTCAATAATCCCACGTGATTTGAGGTAATCAAGGAATTCTGTATAACCCTCATTCTCTGCGGCGTTAACAAAATTCTGTAACCGCAACTTAACGATTTGTTCATAGCCAGTATGCTTAACAAATTTCGCCCACATGGTTACAAATTGAAGTGTGGCAACGAACGTTTTGTAATTCAACGTTCCTCTAAAGATTCTTACTTCAATGGTATTAGACGGCTCGAAGTTAAGAGCCATGTGCCGTCCGTATGTCTGTTTCTTATTGGCTACCCACACCTTATCGGGAGGATAAGGAATGTGTCCCAATGTATCGGACGACCCGTCCTCATATCGTTCGTACCCATTTATGATGCAATACTCATAGTAAAATCTCCTTGAGAACAACTTAATCCACTCAAGATTATTCCTAAACGATATAAAGAATTTGGCTTCTACTTCTTCTTTGTCTTGATTCTCAAAATACTTGCGGTCAATATGAACATGAAGTCCACAGTGACCACCATCGTGAGAAACGTACCCCAATTCCCTTGCTTTCTTCATACCTGCTTCCCAATTAATGGAATTAAGATGATGAGTAAGATTAGCAGGGCAGGACACTAATTCAAACCCATGATGTAAGGACGAATCGTGACAGGCTACAACACGATTCTTACCAATAGCGGTACGGATTTCCGTCGCATTAGAATCGCTTTCGCCTGCACCCTCAATTTCTAATTCAACCCCCAACATGGGTTTATTAGTGCGTTCTTCGATTCCTAAGAATTGCATTCCATAACCGGGGTCTTGCCTGTAATGGTATGGGTGAACACAATCTCCGTTCATATTCCGATTACAACGTTGGCATACAATACCATTGTCAGTATTTTCGACTTCTGAACGGAGGATTAAGTCTCCGCAATGGTCACACATTAGATAATCGCCAACTCCGTCTATAGAGAAGTCTCCATCCGCAGTGCATTCATTACAGAGGAACTGTCTGTCACGTTCATTACCCACGTTTACTATCCAATAACGCCCATCTTCTCGCCTTACAAGACGACCACAATGCTCACACTGAGCAAGGTTTTCTTGCATACACTCATTACACACATCACCGAATTCATCAGTGTGGTGCATAAAAGCGGGATGTTCTTTCCTACCACATATAGGACAAGTTACCCATTTTTCTGCTTCTGCCTTAGAATACAGACGCCCATTGCAAACGTACAACTTTCTCACAATGGCGTCGTGGTCTCCCATCTCAGATGCAGACAATGGTTCCCTTAAATCACTTAGAGTAATAGGTTGGTGAGTAATAACGCAATTGACAGTACCAAACGAATTACGAAGAACACCATCGACAAATCTTAACATGTCATAACACTTCCTCTCTTTAACTAACACATTTTAGATTTCCCACTCATAGAGTAGGGGAGAATACATAATCCTCCATAAGAAAACCGCCCCTTACAGGGCGGTATTCTGAGCAAGATTATCTAATTCTGTAAATACTATCTTCTGAATACGGAGAAAACTCATAGATTTGGATATATCCATTTGAAACCATTTCACGCAATTCCTCTGTAGAGTATGGGATATGAATAATTTCTCTCAAAAACCATTGAATATGTCGTTTGGTTGTAGAAGAATAATCCCAGTCTCTACCCAGTGATAATGTCATGCCGTCATAAGTAAATTTCGCCACCCATGAATTGTATGACTTCAAATAAATATCACCGCTTGTCGTGTCTTTAAAAACACGATAATTTTTGGTATAATGAGTTGTACTCAATTCCTTTATCATAATCATACCTCCTCTTGACTAACACATTTTGTAGGTTTACCTACTATAAAGGCACAATATCTTGTACCCTTATAGTAAGGGCAGGGGAGACCCTGCCTTACTTAGACGCTTAAATCTCTCCGACTTCCTTTTCAAACTCTACCTCTTCATTCCAGTCAGAAATAACTTTCTCTTTTCTGGAAATATCGCCTATAACACGATTTAAACCTTGTTGCGTGTTATATCCGTATTCACCCAATAGCAGGGCGGCATACTTTTTTAGAATATCGTTCTCTTCTTTTAAAGCGATATTTTCACGCCTTAGAGAAACCACCTCATCTACTAATCCATCGACTTTCTTCTTAATGAATTCAGTCGTTTTAAGATTATCCTGCAATTCATCGGCTAATCTTTTTATAATGGAATTAAAGTCAGCGTTTTTCATAATAATCCCTCCAACACATTTTTAGACCCTGTTTCCAGTGTCTAATAAGACGCCCCACTTGTCCACAGTGAGACGCCCTATAGAGACTGGCAAATACATAACTTAATCTTTAACTATTGTTCCCTCATCTTCCCAATAATCCATGATTCCCTCCTTATGAGATAAGAACGTACATTACCAGTAAGAAGTATAAGAGATAGTGCATTTGATGTTCACCCCCTTAGAAGCAATTTGTAGTCATAAACCCCTTAGAATGTTTTCTGTAACACTCTATAGGACGCCCCACACGTGAGACGCCCTAACAATGCTACCCTTGCACGACCCTCAGAACAGTACCCTTGACACACGCCTTTTCTAAGGCTTTTTTTGCACTCTTTGCCGTTACTAAGACAGTCTGCCTTTCATAGCGATATACCCTTGTCATGGTACTATTCCAGATACCCACTTGCACGATTATCCTATAACGCTTATCCTTAGATTTCTTTGCCATGGTTAAATCCCTCCAAGCACTCTCAAGAAGTGATACCCGAATGTAATCAGAATTGCCCCGAAGAGGATGCCCCCCACGATTAAGGGAAGCCCTGCCCACATCAGATACCATGCGTATAAGATTAAATTCCGCACCTGTTTTAACTTAGTCATATATAACGCCCTCCACACATTTTTTTCTGAGCGTACCGCTCAGAGAACGCCCTACCATGGGCGTTCCCTTAGAGTTACCCTCGGTTTGCCATAAACACTCTGAAAGACCGATTAATAGCCTTGTGTGCTTCCCCTAATGTAGGGAAGTGGCGTTTTGCCTTAGACAATACCGTCACTACGGTAAAGCCCTCACTTTCATTGCCCCTCAGAGCATATTCGAAGCCTGTCCCCATGAATGTTACTGGATTAAACCTGTTAGTCATAATAATCGCTCCTTTTTACACATTTTTGTAGTTATGCCATCTATACCACTTGACAGGTATAATCGACCCCATAGCATGATAAGCCCCGTCCATCCTACCTCTTATCCGTTGTCACTGGCAACGGCACGACTTATCCCGTCCTACCTACCTCTCTTCTATAGGTTTGACCTTTCTATCGTGCTTTTAACACTGCATAGACCGGGATTATACCCATCAAGTGATACAGAGCCATAACCTTTTGACAGTGAGACTGTCATTAGAAGATACCCCTTTCGGGGTATCCTCTCAGACATCCTCCCCCCTTATTTAGCCTGCTTCTGCATAGCCGCCATTAATTCTGCCATCTGCTTCTGCATAGCCGCCATCTGTTCTTTCAAGAGGTTGTTCTGTGCTTCCAATTCACTCTTAGTCACCCTCTTAACAGACGCCTTTTTCTCTTTCTTTTCTGCCAGTACATAAGTACCATCTGCCACGCCATCCCTCAAAATGGCTTTCGCCTTGTCGACTGCTTTCAGAAGTAACGCCTTGTCATAAGTGCCACCGCCAGCGACTTCAAACAGCCAGCCCCCGACATTGGTCTTAACACGGTCACCGAATTCGTCTCTTACGTATTCGCCCTTTTCGTCGTACTTATACTGTGCAATGAAAGAGGTGTAGTACGCTTTCACGCCGATAGCCTTCGCCGCTTCACGAACGGCGTTCGCATAAGCCTTGAAACCATGGCTGTCTTCGGTCTTAATGGACTTGTCTTCCTTTTTAAACCGAACACTCAGTACCATTGCCAACGCCTTATGCCCGTTATCGGACCGAACGTATTCAGATACCTTGTCGATAAATTTTGCTACGGTTTCAATGTTGGTTTTTGCAGAATTGTTAGTATTAGTCATGATAGACTCCTTCTGGGCATAGCCCATGATAGGCACGACGACCTATCTTCACATTTAATTTTTTGTGGCATTATCACCACTTCTAACACAAGCCTTGTGCCTTGTGCTTGAAGTAGTGCAGGGACTTGCGTCCCTGTACCACGACTTTCATGTGTTAGAAAGAGTTATGACTTTCTGCTTGCTACAAGCGTTACCGCTTGTATCGGTACGAACGGACTTTTGACTTTTGAAGCGTCCGCCCGCTTCTCCTTCCTGCCTCTTAGACCCGCTTCTCAGGGGTTTCCGCTTCCTATCGGATGCCTCATTGCATCTATATCAGTGCTCAGCATTTTGAAGTCGGCTTGTCGTTTGCCAACGTTCGGAAGTGGGCTTCCCTGCCGGGTCGTGCCATATAATGCGGACTGGTCATGTCTCACGACTGTCCAGTATCCTCTTGTCAAAGTCCTGCAAGTCATGACCGCTTGAGAGGCGGCTTCCCTTGCTCAATTACATTGTACCACATTTCTCGTGGTCTGTCAACCTCGGTGGCTGACTGCCCCGCAAGCCATCCCCGACTTGCAAGACCATTATACCACATATTTCGTGGCTTGTCAAATCCCAGTCGTGGTGCGGCTTTGCGTGGGGTCAGGCGTCGCAAACGTAGGCGTGGTGCGGGCTTTGGCAAAATTGCACGTTTTGGGCTTTTTTTATTTATTAAATGAAAGAAAATTTTCGTTTTTAGAGGTGATAAAATGCGTAAAAGCAAGGCACTGTCTGATGTTTAGCAGGCTTTCATAAAAGAATATAGAAAAACAGGCGGAGACTTGGCAAAAGTGTAGCAAACACTGTCATTATCGCAAAAGCAAACGGAACGTTATTTGGCAGATGATAGAATTAAAGAACAGTTAGGTAAATCATTATACTTGGCAAGGCAAAAAATAGAACAGGCAACCCCAGTATTGGTCGACATGGCGTTGAATATGATAATGGACGAAAATGTGGGACATGGTATAAAAGCAACACTGATAAATTCATTATTAGACCGGGCAGGTATAACCACGCCAAAAACAGCGATACAAGTAAACATCAATACGGAAATAAGTGACAGGGCAAGGCAAATATTAGCACAGACAGTTGAAATACCGCAGAATCTTCCTATAAATACTACCGCCCAGAACGCCCAGACCAGAGACAATTTAACATAATACAGATTATAAGACAGTGAAGTGACAAGTTTTGTTTGAATAATATAAATGAAAGATTTAATTTTCAAATTTTCTGTTGAAATTTATTTCATTTTAAAAAATATTCATGTGTTCATTTGAATAAATGTTCATGTGTATCTGAGAGCGGAAATAGAGGTGGGTAGATTATATATTAAGAGAACTTATACAATAAAAATCTCCACAAAAATTTCTCACAAAAAAATCCATACCGACCAAACCCACATACTACATATAGTATTAGTAACAGCAACCAACACCACAACATATAGAGTAAGGGACTCCTAAAGAATCACTTACCACCCACAAAATATATGCACAAAAAAATATAAGACCACAAGATATAGTGGTACAAAACAACAAATAACACAACACCACAACATATAGTAAAAAGTGCCAAAAAACGACCAAAAAAACTACATATTGTGGTTTTTGCACGTTTTTATTTTTTTTTCTGCTATATAGTGAGGGGAGCGGAAATGCGACCCGAACTATAAGATAACCCCCTTGATAGGGGGTGCGAGTGAGAACGAGCGGGGGTAGACCTTGAACTCCTCCCCTACGGGTCGGAGTTACGACCCAAGGGTCGTATTAAAGAGGGAATACCACGGAACGAAGTGAAGTGGTATCGAAGGCGAGGTTGTTGAATCCTGCAGGATGAAACAACCGAGCCTGAGATATAAGTAAAGGGAGTAAAAAGACACTTGAACCTCTCCGCTACGCTACGAGGTTACGCCCCAAAGGGGCGTATTAATACACAAAAAAACAAAACACCTCTCCGTGGTGAAAGCGTGGACTTGTCCACGTTGTAAATTTGACACGGAAAACAGGATGTGGTACAATAATAGTGAAGAAAGAGTGGCTCATAGTATCACCTCCTTATGTATGGGTTTTTGCGGTTTGTCCCGAAATAAACCGCTAAATTTGTTTATGACTTGACCTCTTTTAGAGGCAGGTACATATATATCGTAGGGCAGTGTCCAATCGTGCGGGTCGGAACTTGTCCGATAAGAGAGAGTTAATGGGGTGCTACTCTATAAAATTGCACTCCCCAGAAAATTAAAGACCACCATTTCGGTGGTCTTTTTTATTTGCGTGAGCAAATAATACGGAGGGATTGTGGAAGAGAAAAAAATAGACGCAAAGTAGACAAAGGAGAAGCCCCGAACAAAACGTAAATTAAAAACGTGGGGAGATAAAGGATTTACTGGCAAGGTTCAATTTGGTTGTTATGAATATAAAATAAAATTTGTGCCAGAAATAGACATCCTTAAATTCGCAGAAGCACCTGCCTCTATATAGAAGATGTATGGAGTTGTATCGTGTGACGATTAGGTAATACTTATCGGGTCTGATTTATCAGAACAGACACAGAAACTTTCCTTACTCCATGAATTAACCCACATGATATTTTTAAATAATAACGTGGGACTTAGTGAAGAGAAATTCAATATTACGAGTGAGGAATTAGTTGACAACGTGGCGGCACGATATATGGAATTAATGCGAAGAAACCCCGACTTAATGAGGTGGTTATTACGTTAAACGAAGAACATGAGATTATCGCCCAACAAGAGGCTAAAGCCTTATAGATGGCATACAATTCCATTGTAGACTTTCGTAAGATATTCCTTCCGTCTCCAGATGATTGCGAACCCGCCCCGTTTCATTACGAGTGGTCTGATATTCTTTTACACGGAAAAAAGCATTTTGCACAAGAGGCGTTTCGTGAATCCGGCAAATCGGTAATAGTAATACGCTCCCATTCTTTATATAGACTTGTTTTCCCATCTAAAGAATACAATTTCATCGTAATCATCATGGCGAACCAGACGCTTGCATCTGCCCGTCTCAAAGACTTGGCAGAGGATTATCTGGCAGACCCTAAATTATGTTCTAATCTTGTGGAAGTCAAAAAGAATAATGATAAGACCTTTGAGGTCGTTGTTAAAGACATTTATGGTTATCCCATAAATGTACGCATAGATGCGTATGGTAAAGGTTCATCTGTCCGTGGTCTGTTACACGGTGAAACAAGACCGAAATTAATTATCATTGATGACCCGCAGGACTTGGAAGATATGTCTTCTGAGACAGTGTTGGAGAAAGATTATAATTGGTTCTTATCTGATATAGCCTTCTTGGGGAAAAAATGCCGCATCTTTATGATTGGCAACAACTTGGGCGAGGCGTGTCTGATAGAACGTGTTATAAATAATAAAGAATATCTTGGTTTTTAGGCAGAACGCATTCCCATATTAAAAGATGGGGAACCCACATGGGCGGGAAAATACACTAAAGAATTCATTGATTCCGAACGAGAGACTTATGAAAAATTAGGCAAAATAGACATTTGGTATCGTGAACGTATGTGTGAAGCGATTTCTCCCGATAGTCAGATATTCAAGACGGAATACTTTAAAGAATTCAGATGGAAGGATTTACGTATTCCCGAATTAAATATATTTATGACCGTGGACTTGGCGATTAGTCAAAAGGCTACGGCAGATTTCACTTCTATCATGGTCGTAGGGGTGAATAAGGATAATCATTGGTTCATCCTTGATTGTTCTTATGGTCGGTTTGACCCGACAAAAACTATAGACGAGATTTTCCGTATGGTTGGCAAATGGTCTCCGTAGAAGGTTGGCGTAGAAAAAGTCGCATATCAAGCGGCACTAAGCCATTTCTTAGAGAAGGAGATGCCACGTAGAAACATGTTCTTCACTATTACGCAATTAAAGGCGTAGAGGAAGAAAGAAGAACGTATTTCTGCATTACAACCACGTTTCTCTTCTGGTTCTGTGTGGATTCCCGAAAATGCGGGAGACTGGTGGACAGAATTAAAGGGCGAAATGTTGGCGTTCCCTCATGGGGTACATGATGATTTATTGGATTCTCTCGCCTATATTGAATAGATTTGTGTTACTCCTATAAAGAGAAACGCAAGATTTAGAAATAACATTTATGCGGGAGCATTATAAGGAGGTGGATAAATGCCCGAAGAAATGATTCCGGGAGTTCTCCCCGAAGACCCGTTGGTGTAGTAGGACACAGTATTTCCAGACCCTCCTGCACCGCAAGAAGGCTATGTAAATACCGAAACTTCAATGGCAGATGGTGTCATCGTAGAAAGCCCGGAAGAGACTCAAGAGACGATTCAAGAATATGGTATCTCCGAAGAGAAATTGGAGGAGATACGTGAAAACGTTAAAAGAGAAATCGACAGAGCAGACCATTACTACGAAGAAGAAATCGAGCCAGAAGTTATTCGTAGACACAAGGTTTATGAAAGCGATGCAAAATACTATAAAGACAAATTCCCTAACTTAACAAATATTTCTGACGTAACCGCAAGCGACTTCCACGATACAGTGGAATGGGCAATACCTTCACTCATTAAAGTATTTTTTGGCAACGAAGATATTTGTAAATTATAGGGCGTTAATAGTGAACAGGATGAAAAAGCCGCCGCCGCACATTCTGAATTGATTAAATACCAATTGGAACGTTGCAACGATGGTTTTCTTATTTTCTACGACTGGATTAAGAATTCTCTCGTAGACAATTTGGGTATAGTAAAGTGTTATTGGGAAAGGGAATCGACCATCGAATCAAAACAGTTGGTTATGAGTCACGAAGAATTAATGAATTTACAAACCAACCCACGTATTAACGTATTGTCTGTAGAATAGGTCGCCCCAGAAATTCTTAACGTAGAATATGAAGAGACTACAAATATTACTAAAAATCAACCGAAATTAGAGGTAATTCCTCCGTCTGAATTTAGATTTAGTCCAGAGGCGAAATCTCTTGAGAACGTTGATTTCGTAGCACATAGAAAAATCGTTAATCTCGATTATCTACGTAGAAGAGAACGTGAAGGGGTGTTCCAAAATATTGATGGCGTATTAGAGGACGAAGGTACCGATGGTTCTGTACAACGTACAGATTATGAAACGGACTTGAATCCTCGTGCATACGATAAGATTAATGACCGTGGCAAAGAGGACGCAAAGAAAGAATTCCTTCTATATGAATGCTACGTTAAAACAGATATTGATAACGATGGCATTTTGGAAGATATGATTATTACGATGGTCGGCAATACCATTGTTCGTTTGGAGGAAAATACAATGGGTCGCCATCCGTTCTTTGTAATTAGTCCTATCCGTGACACGTTGAGATTATTCCCCCGCCGTGGTATCGCAGACTTAGTTGGCGAGTTACAAGATTTGAACACGGCGTTCTTGAAATAGATTATTTACAATATTGCCGTAAACAACAATAAATAGGCGTTTATCAATATTGATACATTGATTGACCCGAATGAATTTATTGATGGTAAAAAAGCAGTACGTGTAAGCGGTAATCCCAGAGAAGCGGTTATGTGGACTCCTATTGAACAATTACAACCGCAAGTATTCCAATTCCTTGAGTATATGAATACTATGAAAGAAAATCGTACTGGTATTACACGTTATAATCAAGGCATGGACGCAAATAGTCTGAATAAAACGGCTACTGGTATTACTCAAATTATGAACGCATCTAATCAGAGATTGGAATTAATTGCCCGTATCTTTGCAGAGACAGGTATTAAACAATTATTCCGTCATATGATTAAGATGAATCAAATGTATATTACGGAAGAAACATTTATCCGTATTACTGATAAACCGAAACCTATCTATCCCGAAGATTTAGAAGGGACTATTGACATCGTAGTAAATGTTGGTGTTGTTGCAGGAAGTAAACAACAACAGGCACAGGCGATGCAATTACTGTTAGGTATGTATCCGCAATTACTGCAAGTTGGTCTTGCGGCTCCAGAACATATTTCTTATGCGTTTGGTAGACTTGTTGAAGCGTTAGGATATAAGAACGTTTCTGATTTCATCTATCCGCCCGATATTATCAAACAAGCGGAAATGATGGGCGTACCTCCTCAGATGTTGATGATGATGAAGTATGCACAAGAGACTGGACAGGCTCCGCCCGCATTACAACAAGGAATGCAACAAGTAATGAATAATAATATGCAACAGGCGGCATAGAATGCGGGGATTTACGATAGACAGGCGGCTCAAGAACAAGCCCAATAGGGGCAACAGTAGAAGCCGCAAGGTAAACAGCCTATGAATCCAGACCCCGGTGCCCCAGAGAACGCAGGATTAAGTACACAACAATTTATTTAGAGGATGGCTCCTCAGCCTAATGCGTCTAATGCAGATAGGCGGGATGGACAATTCTGATGAGAAAATTAAAGACGGCACAAGAATTGATTGAAGAAGGCTATAACGCAGAAGGGGCTATAGTCTTTCTTCACGATTTCTTTGAAACAGAAAAGGAAAAGCAATTACACTTGTTACTGACTTGCCCTACTGATGAAATGAGAGAAAGAAGGGCAGTCTTGAAATATATTAAGGGGTTAGAATCCCTATTGATTGCAAAAGTCCAAGTAGGCATTGAAAAAGCAACCGAACAATTCCGTGGCGAAACTCGGTAGGAGGATTAATGGACGAAGAATTAAAAGACCAAGTTGATACTCAAGAAGAACAAGTGGAACAACCCGAAGTCGGGACTCCGCAAGAACAGGAAAGGGAAGACCCCGAACCAGAGTTCTATCTTGATGATAAAGGCGAGTTACAGTGGAATACAGACGAATTCGATGACAAGGAAGAAAAGGAATCCGAACCAGAACCCGAACAGGAAAAGGAAGAGGAACAACCCGATGATTCTAAGGAAGAAGAAGAGTCAGATACTACAGATAACGAACCCACATATAAGGTTAAAGTAGACGGTGAAGAGATTGAAGTAACGCAGGAAGAATTACTGCGTGGCTACATGAGACAAAAGGATTATACTCAGAAAACGCAAGCGTTGGCAGAACAACGGCGTCAATTCGAACAGTATAAACCGCAACCTCAGTATCAACCAAAACCCGAACCGCAACAACAGACACAAAATAAAGGTGAAGATTTAAATGCGGTAGCAAAACAGATTGCCGCACGTAATCTTGGACTTGATAGTCCCGAAGATTTGTCTGAATTAGACTTTGACCATATTAATGCCGTTGTAGAAGCAAAACAAGCGTTGTTAAATCAACGTAACTATATGATGGCAAGACAACAGAATATTGAAAATCTTGAAATGCAGTTACGTAGCGAAGAACCGAAATATGATGAAATCATGGCGAATATCAATGAGGCTATGCAGAATATTCCTGTTTCTCAATTTAATCGCCTTAAACAAGCATATAATGAGGGAAATCCGGAACCCTTAAGGGAATTCTTCAAAACGATGCAGAAAGATTATTACTCTAAAGTAATTAAGAAGGTTGAATAGAAAAAGAAACCTTCTGTTCCTATCGTAGAACACTCTGGTAATACCCCTGTTACACAGAGTAAGAAACAGAATCGAATCGACTTTAAACAATTTGGTCATATGACCACAGAACAAAAAGCGAAGGTTCTATTAGAAAGGGGATTTTTAGATTAAATTATTTTTTTGAGGTGAATTCTTTTGGCAACATATACATACTCTGCGGTTGGCAACCGTGAAGATTTGATGGATATTATTACTAATATCTCCCCCGATGAAACTCCGTTAATGAATAAATTTGGTCGCTCTAAAGTGACTGGTATGGTACATTCTTGGCTGACTGATTCTCTTGGTAAGCCGGGCCCGAATGCACAGTTAGAAAATCAACCGTTTAGTTCTACACCTTCTACTCCTCGTAAGAAGTTGTCTAACAATATTCAGATTTTCATGCGTGACTGCATGGTATCCGATTCTCAAGAAGCGGTTCTGAAAGCGGGCGTTAAGTCTGAAATGGCTTATCAATTAGCAAAGACCTTAAAGTTAATTGCTCTGGACGTTGAATATGCTATTCTGAGAAATAACGATTTCGCAGCGGGTACTGGTAACGTTGGTAGCGTTGCTGGCGTTGCGGGTAACGCAACTACTCAAGGTAAAATGGGTGGTATCCCTGCATTTAATACTGTAAACGTTGTTACTGGCGGTGCAGATGTTACCGAAGAAAACTTAAACGACGCTATTCAAAAAGCATGGAAGTGGGGTGGCACTCCCGATATTTGTGTTGTATCTGGTGCAAATAAGAGAGTAATTTCTGGTTTCACTGGTAACGCACAGAGAGAACGTAGTGCAGATTCCACTAAGATTAAACAGATTGTAGATGTTTACGAAAGCGATTTCGGTCTGGTAAATATGATGTTACATCGTATGCAGTTAAATGGTCGTATCGACCTGTTACAGTCTGAATATTGGAAGTTGGCTTATCTGATTCCGTTTAAGACTTATGAACGCCCGAAAGACTCTCTGATGAATGGTAAGGTTGTTACTGGTCAATTGACTCTGGAATGCCGTTCTTAGGAGGCAAACTCTGCAATTACTCTGACCAAAGCAGAAGAGGAAGAACAGCCTTAATCTTTGGAGGCATAATTGAAAGATAGTTTTTTACAAGCACAACACCTTGATGTGAGCGACGATAGAAATATCGTCCTCACTAATACGGTGAATACAGATGAACTCGAAAAGGCAAATTATGAAGAACGAAAGGAACAACAGACGGGCAAGTCTTTTAGACACGTTTGTTCTATTCCTGCGTTTGAATTTCAAAGAGACCCCTTATTGAAACAATATTTATTCTATTGTGAGGCACATGAGGGTGAAGCCGCACGTAGAGTTCTTAGAACGTTTTTAGCATTGAATCCGTAGTATAAGACTATGGACGAGAAATTTTAATGGGGGAGACTTCGGTCTCCCCTTATTTTTATATACGGAGGTACTTATGGGTTATTGGCAGGAAATATTTAAAGACCTCCCTATACCAAATGAAATCGGAAATATAAACTTGTTTAATCGCCCAGTTGTAAAGAACAACGATGGGTCTATATCTACTGTCCGTTCTATGTCTTTTAACGATGGGAATAGGGAAATTCTTATTCCTACAGTTTCAAACGATGGAAAGATTATGACAGATAGACAGGCAATTCAAAATTATTACAATACTGGACAACACCTTGGCAAGTTTAGTAATCCAAACAGGGCAACTAATTACGCATAGATACTACATGCTATGCAAGGCATATTATACGGAGGTAACAGATGAACGGTAGAGAAATCGTTACTATGTGTTCTGCTATTATCAAACGGCAGGACTTAAACGAAGACCTCCTGTTATAGTTTATAAATCAGCAACGAAGATATATTTTAAGGGCGACATATTTATATAGAATCCAAAAATGGGTTACTGATTTAGAACCAGAAGACGGTTTTGTTAGAACGAAAGGACTCAAATAGGCAAGGTTCGTAGAATGGAATCCAGAGCCAGAGGATAACGTAGCGATAGATTTCAATACAGAACCGTATAAATATAACGGAGTCAACACTAAAAGAAGAAAAAAATTATTCCCCTTGAATACAATTCAAGAGGCATTCGAAATATATGACAATGTAGACGCTATTGGCGAACCTATGTACTATATAGTAATGCAAGGCGGTCTAAAGATTATCCCCGCTCCTCCGATTGGTGTTATTAACATTTTTGGTGAATGGTATCCCGAAGATTATTATAATAGAGAGAACGAAACAAATTTAGAAGAAGAGGACGGGTTATCAAAAGAGATTGCCGATATTATTGTATATGCGTCTTGTGCAGAGTATTTTGATTTTCTCATGGAACCCGAAAAGGCACAAATGTGGAGACAAAAAGCAGAAGCGTTACTGTCTGGGTATTTAACGGAAATCAAGAGACAGATGACAGATGATAGACCATTATTCGCAAGAGACCCATTTGGAAATCTCCAAATTGGACATGGTTGGAGAAAGAATATTGGTTTTACTTACGATATAGACGAATTGACTGGTGGTACATAGACGGACGAATATACAGATATTGGGGGTGAGTAACGGGTGTCAATTAGATATACATTAAGAAAAGTAAGAGAGGCAGACTTGCTCCCAGAATTAAATGGTGAAGCAGAGCCGAATTACGAAAATTTAAAACGTAACGAAATGTGTATTACTGAGACTGGCAAGGTTTTTGTCCGTCTTAATGATGATACTATTCGTGAATTTACAGAGGCGGCGGCAGAATACGCAAGACAAATTCTTGGCGAAGTAATTTCTTTAAGAGACCAAGTTAGCGATATTATTAGTTCTGCTTCTTCTATTTCTGATGAGGCGGTAGAAAGGATTCTTGATGCAACGTCAGAAGTAGCAAGAATGCAGGGAGAGATGAACGAACAAGAACAAAGAATAAATGCGATAAATACATAGATTAATTAGGCACAATAGTCGGCAGAGTCTTCTGCAACACAAGCGGCACAATCTCAATAGATTGCAAGCGATTCCGCAGAATTAGCAAAGAAATGGGCAAATTACATGGATGGGACTGTAGATGGAGAAGAATATTCTTCTAAATATTACGCTACATCTATTACTGGTGACAAAGATTATGTTGACCAGAAAGCAACGGAAGTTGGTGAATATGCGGCTTCTGCACAATAGGCGGCAGATACGGCACAAGCCGTAACAGACTTGTATAATATCACAGAACCAGACATAGATACTATTGTTGATGGAGGTGAATAAGATTGGAAGTATTAACAAAAGATGGTCTTACATACTATCATAATAAAATCAAAAACGCCTTCGTAAAACAATCTGATTTAGATACTGCAATTGCGAATAAATTAGATACGATTGATTGGGTTACTGAAATTGGTGACGCATACGTAACACCAGAACAAGTCGAAGATATTATTTCACAAGCAGATTTGGATGGATATATGCCTAAGACTGGAGGAACTTTCACTGGTACTGTCAATGGCGTAACACCTACTTCGGGAGATAATTCTACAAAATTGGCAACGACTGCTTACGTACAGGGTGCGTTAAGTGGTATTTCTTTAAGTGGTTATATGCCTAAGAGTGGCGGCACATTTACTGGCAATGTAAGCGGTGTAACTCCTACTGCCGGAGACAATTCTACAAAGTTTGCGACTACCGCTTATGTATAGGGAGAATTAGGTTCGTATACAGTATTTGATGCCGACGGTAAACTTGTCTTTCCAGACGGCACGAAGGTTTGGATTGAATTGCCAACGTGAGGTGACATATGAGTAAATCATCTTACGTATTAAAGATTTAGAAAGATAATACTATATATACTTGTGATTTGTATACTACATAGGAAGAAGCGAGGAGTACAATATATCCTACGTATAGGTTGTTTAAGGTTAATATAAACGGACAGACTTTATATGCTCCGTTTACAAAGACTCTTGATTCTGCAAGAGAAAGCACTCCATTGATTTGCCCCATCTTTGAAAATGACAACGACCTTACAAAGTATTGCTTGGCGTAGAAATCTTTCTTTAAGATTAACATAACCACTGCCGCAAACGAAACAATTACCGTTACCGCAGAAGGAACTTCTTGGAGTGACACTGATAGTCACTGGTTTCCTTACGGCACTACGTGGACGGCAAGTGTAGCAGGTGCTACTGGTTATAACGCAGGAGCGTTAAGCCCCGGTTCAAGCGGAACTCTTACTAACGCAAACGTAACAGTAACCGCAGGAGCGGCATCGTTAAAGACATACATATTAAAGGTCAATGGAACTTCCCATCAAACTATTACATTGAAATACAAAAACAGAAATGCCGCAAACACTGGTTATGAAGCAGAAGTTACTAAAACGATTACCACGACGGCAGAGTAGTATACCGTAAGACATGGGACAACGTGGACTGCTACTGTAGCAGGTGCTACTGGATGGAATGCAGGGACTATCACTTCAAGCGGCACTGTTACTGCGGCAACTACACTGACCGCTACTGCGGCAACGCATAAGACATATACTATAACCTTAACACAGAAAGCAAACGAAACAGTTACGATTCATTACAAAAATCACAACGGGACAAGTCTGGCAACAAGTTGGAGTACGAAGACAAGTTCCGTTACACTTGGTCATGGCAGTCAATATTATTGCACTATTGCGGCATCTACTGGATATACGGCAGGAACAATTACAAGTCCGGGTACGGCAAGTTCTCCGAATACTCTTACTGCGGCAAAAACAATTTCGTTTACTGCGGCTACTCTAAAAGACTGGACAGTAAAAATTCAAATTACTGACCTGATGGGGTTACAATACCCGTCTGATATTGCCGCCACTGTAAAATATAATCAGTCTGGGACGACCAAAACTTTAAATATAAAAGGAAGAACAACATATACTATCTATGTGCGGCATAACACAAAATTAACTTGGCATTATAATGGAAAATAGCACTGGAATGAGAACGCAGGTGAATATTATGTAAATGGGTCTTTCTATATTAATAATTCTTCTGGGACAAGATTATATAAACTTGGTTATGGTAAGTCTTGGACAGGGGCGGCGATTACCGCCAATACTACGTTTAAGTGTGATGATGATGGTTAATGATGATGTATTTCTTTTATGTATTATTAGAAATTATTTTCACCATCATCTGTTATCTAACGAATCCAATCGTTGTTTTGCTTGCAGACGAGTACGGAAATCTTCCGTACTGTCTGCGATATTGGCAAACATGGGATAATACATTAGACGTAGAATGGATGATAACGGAGAATAAAGTTCCGAAGATTTTTTAGTATGATTATGGGAAACATTATAAATATATTTACGAAGACCACGATAATAATATCCCCGGTCACGTAATTATGTTGAATCCTAATTTTACATTAATTGAAAGATTTAAACGATACTTCTGCCGTCTTGCGTGGTTATATCGGAACACTGGGTACGGGTTCTCTTATGAGGTCACTGGTGTAGAAATAAATGGGGCAGACATTGTTAAATATAAAGACATTAAGATAAGTCCGTATCGTTATCAAATCTATTATACCGATGATGCGTTTATGATACGGTATGAGAATCCGTGGTGTGAAAAATTTAAATGGCGAATATTCTTAGGTTGGAAAATGTAGGACGTTAAATCAACGGAAACAAGGCGTTGTATGTTGGCGTTATACATAAGTCCGTTTTGGTCAAAAGAGGGATGAAAATGAAATAGGGAGGCATCGTCCTCCCCTGCATTTTTATGGAGGAATTTACGTGGCAAAAGAATATACAAGAGACGCATCTGAATATGGTCAACAATTAATCGCAGATGCAATTAGAAGTTTAGGTAGTGGCGGCGGTTCAACGCCGTCATCTGAAAATATTTCCGACTTACTAAAAATACACATAGATGTCGAACAAACAGAACATTAGACGATTTAGTATGCTCCGCTTATGACTGGTTGTTCAATAAATGGTGTCCCAACGTATCTTGGGCCTATGACGGGTATGTTTGAAGATGGTCGTGATATGGAAATTTGTCTTTTGTTTTAGGTTTCAATTACACCAGACGAAGGGTATACTGCGGGAGAACTTGTCTTACCAGAAGGTATGACCGCCATGTCTTCTTCCGACCCAAACGATACCAGTGTTACTATTGGAGTCCTACTCGGTTCTTCTATTACTCTTTCTGCTACTCCTGCTACTCAAGCATGATAAGGTGGTGTAAATGGAATCTGTTTTAATACATGCCGTGAATGTAATCATTGGCATATTGATAGCGACCCTCTGGTAGAAATTTAAGAGGTCTCAAGAAGAACAAGACGCAATCAAATTAGGATTGCAAAGTCTTCTCCGTGGAGAGATTACAAAGGCATACTATTTATATAAAGACAAAGGGTGGATTCCATTATATGCACTGCAAAGCATAGAAGGCAATTACAAGAATTATGAGGCGTTAGGAGAGAACGGAGTAATAGACGGTCTTTGGAAAGAATTGATGGCGTTGCCACATACGAAGCCAGAGGATGATAAAAATGAGGAAAGTAATTAAGGAGATATTATTCTCTATTCTAAAAGATGACGATGGGACATATTCTGGTACGAAGGTTGTATCTGCGATATGTCTCTTCGTATTCCTTGTTGTTTCCGTATATCTTGCCTATAACGGAACGGAGTGGAAGAACTATGAATCGTTTTCTACTGCCACTGGTTTAGGTGGATTAGGATTACGTGGAGCAAACAAGTTTATGAATATAAAGAAATATGAGGGAGGTGAATAATTTTGGCAATAGATACAAAAAATAGAGTATTCCAAGTAAATAATGTAAGTTCGGAGTATCCTACTGGAAAAGAAAAAGTTTCAGATGTCGATATGTTTATTCGGGATGATAGGGATTGGGTAATCAAATGCTTATCGGATATATCGGGTTATCCTACAAGTCCAAATTTAATTATCCCAAGATGGAGTACCGCAAATCGCCCGACACATAAAAAAGAAGGTTTTATGGGATTTAATACGGACACAAAAAAGTTCGATTATTGTACTGGCAGTGGTTGGGTTTCTTTAGAATATGCGGCAGAAACGGCAGGAACTTGCACTGGCAATTCCGCTACTGCAACTAAGGCAACAAACGACGTTGACGGAAACCCAATTAAAACTACATACGTAAAAGAGAGTAGCGTTCAAATCCCTACCGGGGAAACAACACATAGGGGAAAGATTGCAAAATTCACTAATACTGGACATATTCAATTCCCTAATGGAGCAGAGTTATGGGTGGTATAAAATGACAAAAACTAAACACAGTATAAAAATAAAAGGAACAGATGGAATATAGTATACCGTACCACTTTTTACATCTTTATCCGATATGAAGCGGAACCCAGACGGAGAAAAGGGTCACGAAATTATGGTAGATGGAGAGACTCTTTATTTCCCAATCGGCAAAGTCGATGATGTGGAGAGGACTCCGGGCAGGATAACTCTTCATAAAGACGGAAAAACATACGCAATTTTAAAGACTGGTACGCCATCCTACACACAAAGACTAATGACAGTTCCAAGTGGTCAAGCAAGCGGCTCAAATGTTTCGGAGACTTTTACTGTTCCTGCGGGTGTTACAAGGGTAAGAATTGCAATGTGTGCCGCAGGATATAAACGGTCAAGTTACACATATGATGATGGAGAGCATGATTAGATTGCTTACAAGTACATTAATGGGGAGACCACGACAATAAAGAGTTCTGACGGAAAAATAAATATCGACGTAAAAACCGTCGGTGGAAGACAAACCTTTCAATACGGATGCAAGGCATCGTTCTCTTTAGAAAAGAGAAGTTCTGGTGCAACTTTGTCAAACTTCTATGGTTGTCCGTTATATGATTCCGTAAAAGGGGAGGGTCGTGGAAAAAATGCTTATGTATACCCGCCCAATAACTATTACTACACTGGTTATATTAATGTAACTCCCGGTCAGCAAATAACTTGTACCGTAGGAGGAAGGTGTGGATAGAGTAATAGTAGTTTTTGTGGATTTATTTTATACGCATATGGTGTTGGAATAGAAAATTGATTAAAATTATTCCTTGGGCAGACAGAAAATTAACGAAAAAGAATTTGGCAAAAATATGGAATCTCTTCCCAAATGAAGAAATTTGTATGATAGATATTCCGAAAGATTATAGTAAATTACAGTGGGCAAAAAACATTGCAAGATATTATATATTACGTGGAAAAGAATTTTCTATAGAAATAGACCCGATAAAATAGATGTTAGCGACAGAGCAATTTCTTAAATTAGGTTGTAAAAAGTTTTATTTTACATGGAGAGGAATGTATAAGAATCAATTTTATTCTGCGATGGAAACGATTTCGTATTCTATAAATATTATAGAAAGATTTCCAAACGTACAAATTTACATAATATATATTCCTCCTTATGAAATAGTTAATCCACCGCCAGAAGATGAATGGTTGAAAACATCTATAACATTTCTTACGTACTCTTTATCTAATTACAAGAATATAAATTGTATAATCAGAAAACCACATCCGTGGTTTGGTTTAAGAAGAAAAAGAGTGTTAAGCGAGATAGAACAAATCGGCATTAATTCTGGCGTTTCATATATTGAAGATAAATGTGGTTGTTTGACAATAACCCCAAATACAAATATTTATTGTTGTCCGTTTTGTGAAAGAAGAAAACGTAAGAAGTTGTTTGGCAATGCGGCATATGATAAATTTGTTTGTGGGACAATAGATAGAGGTATATTTAGAGAAGTTTAGTGTGATAAATGTGATTGTAGAGGGAGGTGAATTAAAATACAACAGTAGATATTTTTACCCGCAAGTAAGGGGTTGGTTAAATCAGCACCTTCATCTTTGATTCCAGACGGAGCGTTTTCCGATTGTTTAAACGTAAGATTTGGAGACGGTTACGTAGAAAAAGTAGAAGCGTTTGACTTTTTATAGCAATTTCCAAAAGTAAACGGAAGCAACAGTTCTATTATTAAAATAGACTTGTTTAAATAGTCTACTGGTAGTCCGTTAAATATGGTGCATACCTCTAATGGTTTGTACCATTAGAACGAACCTCCATTGGAGGGGTCTCCTGTTTTTACTAATTTATTTGATGAGACAGATTATGTATATTCTGGTGGGTTTATAGATACGAAGGTTGTTCCTAATAATAGCGTTACTTAGCATAATATAAGAGATATTTATTTAATTTGTTCATCTGGGAATTATGTTTATTATTGGGACGGAGTTAGCAAGAAGTGTAAAAAATTAGAAGGACTATTTGAGCCAGAAGAAAGGCAACCGGGAACAAAGTATGAAGAAGGAGACATTGTTCGACCCCATGACGATAATGGTTATATTTATCGTTGTCAAAGCGGAGGAACGTCTGGTTCTGGCGAACCAAGTTGGGAAAAGAATCTATCAAGGTCATTTTCTGATGGAACTGTGACTTGGATAGGCATAGGTTCTCTTAATGTTGAGGGAAGTTCTTCTGCCAACGTAAAAGCGAAGTGCGTGGAATACTATAAGGGGTTTACTTTTTTAGCGAATACAGTAGAAGGTGGAACGACATATAATTCAAGGTTACGTTGGTCTCAATTTTAGAATCCAAGATTATGGCATAAAAATGAAGATTAGTCTGGTATGGCAGGGTACGTTGATGTAGACGATGTTGACGGAGAGATTGTAGCAATCCGTAAATTGAATGACCTTCTTGTGGTATATAAAGAGAAAGGGATTGTTGCCGTAACATTCACTGGAGGAGATACTGTTTTTTCGAAAGAACTTATTACAACGAAAACGGGACTTGTCTCTCCAGATTCAATAGTAGAATTACCTCACTCTCATATATTTATCGGGGAAGACGATATTTATGAATTCGACGGCAGTTCTATAACTACGATAGGAGAACCAATAAAGCAATACTTTTTTAATACTGTAAATCCATCAAATAAGAATAAGATTATAGGATATTATGATGACGAAAAAAACGATGTTATGTTTATTTATGACAACTCTATTAGAATATCCGAACCCGGATTGACATAGTAGTAGATTGATTTAAAGTCAATAAAAGAGAATCGCAAATTGGCAATTACATTTAATGTTCCGACAAAAACATGGTCTAAAAGAGAGATGTACATTACCGCAATCGGGAAGTTTTGTCAAACACAAGATTTAGTCATTGACGATGTAAAGGTTGAGATAGATTCTATGGACAGAGAGATTGGGGCAAACTACGACTTAAAAGATAAGATAATAACAATTTGTGGAGACGAAGAAGGAAATGTATATAGATTATACGGACAAGAAGACTCAAGGTTTAATTATTACGGATATGTAACAACTAAAACTCACCACATGGAAGACCCCGGACACATAAAAAGGTTGTTGAGAATTTAGTTCCATATTGAAACAAGGGGAGACTGCAATCTTGTGGTGGATATAGGAACTGGGTGGAATTCAGAGACAACTATGAGTGAATGGGAGACACGAACGCTTAATTTAAGTAATCCTAAACCACCATTTGTAGATGTAGACTTGTCTGCCAGATATTTTCAAATAAGGTTTGGAACAAAGAACAATAACGAATATTTTAAAATTCTTGGGTATACGTTATATTATCAGACAAGGAGTGAGGAATAATGATTACTGAAACTCCTGCATTACAAAGGTAGATAAATCCAGAAGGCAGATTTGTTACCCTTTTAAAAAATGAATTTATAAAACATGCAAAAGAAATAAATAGATTACATAGAAGTGTAGAAGATATTGAGACTGGAGAAGTTGATTTAAAAAATTACTATACAAAAAGAGAAACGGAAGGAGAGATAAGTAAGGCGATAGATGATATTGTTTTTCCTCAAGATACTAACACAACGTATGAGTTGGTTAAATCGAATACCACTATCTCTCTTAACGGTTCTGATGGTTCATAGATGTCTGTCACAGATGTAGGGACACAAGACGATAAGATTCCTACAAACATGATAGACGCATTATTTTAATGGGAGGTTCGTATGGCAAAAGAATATTTGGATTATGATGGACTGTCCCATTTTAAAGATAAATTAGATTTAACATATGCAGAAAAAAGTCATACGCATAACGATTACGCACCGTCTGTAAATGGAGGTTATTTGCCGCTCTCTGGTGGCACAATGACTGGGACAATAACAACAAAGGGTTCTTTATACGATAGGATTTCTCAAAATACTACTGCGACAACCCCTACTGGCGGCGGCATTGACATGAACAACTCTGACATAACAAGGGCAAATGCAATTATATGGGCAGACCAAGCATCTGTAAAAGAAGGTCTCTTGTTCCCAAGTAGTAATTTCGTAACTTGGGATAATATATATGCAGATGGTGGCGGGAACATACACGCAGATTCGTATAATAAAACTACTGGTGCGACAACAGTTAGGTATATTCCAAAGGCGAGTGCGAATTCTAAAGGGAACGCAAATACCCCAGTGTATTTAGCAAATGGTTTTCTTGAACCATGTACAGACTTAAAAGCAAGATACGACATAAACGGAACAGAAATTTCTTCAATTAACAATAGGCTCGCAATGAATTTAGGTGCTCCATCCTTGTTTGAAGTTGGTGCAATAGATACTGAATTTGGCGACAGATTGGAATTTATTCCGAAATCAAAAGTGTTGTATGAGTATAGCATTGACGGGGGTTCTACATGGCAGGAATTGACTGTATCTGATGCCATTCACAAGGCTTTGTGGGGCGGAACCGCAAGCACTACACTGGCGTTGCCTAAAGTTGCAGGAACTACCAGCAGTAACTACAAAACCATAGATGTTAGCGGAGAAGTAAATTTTCAACAGTTCCGAATGACCGTGACACAAAACGGGTACGTTTTCCTGAATCTGCTCTATATGTATTGCGGCGGGCAAGGTAGTACTTATGATTTTAAGTTAGAGTTTTACCACAATACAAATGGTTGGGAAACAATAAACGAAACCGAGAACACATCTTTAGGATGGCCTACTCACCTTACTGTAAAACACGGAAATAAAGCGTTTTCAAGTTCTGCAACTCAATACGGAAAATTAAGAGTAACTATTATTCCTAAATCCGTTGGAGGCACAAAGACGGAAGGTGGTGTTACTTATGCGACAAATTGGAGTTATAACATTTACAAAATAAGGTATTTGGGTGGTTATCCATATAAGAGTCGTCCTGTTTATTCCATTGACGGTGACAAGAATTTTACGTTTCCTGCCAATGTTAGTGCCACTAAATTTATTGGTGATGTAACGGGTAATGTTAGCGGTAAGGCAGGAAGTGTAGATTGGGTAAATGTAAATGGTAAACCAACTCTCGCGACAGTGGCGACTTCTGGTTCTTATGCGGACTTGTCCAATAAACCGACAATCCCCGAAGCAGACACGGCAATAACAAACGCAGAGATAGACGCTATTGTGAACGGGACTTCTTCTTGATTTATTGAGGTGAATTAATTGGCTGAGTATTTAGATTATACTGGTCTTACGTACTTTAAGAACAAGTTAGACCAGTAGAATAATAATAAATATGTCGCAAAGGGAATTAAGATAAATGGAGTCGCACTTAATTCCTCAGACATAACAATCAATGCAGTGGATTCGACTGCCCGTATTCCTGCTTCGGAAAAGGGTATAGCGAATGGCGTTGCAACATTAGACTCCACAGGGAAAGTCCCTTCTTCTCAATTACCGTCTTACGTTGACGATGTAAAAGAGTATGCGAACTTGGCGAACTTTCCTTCGACTGGTGAGACAGACAAGTTATATCTTGCGATAGACACTGGTAATATCTATCGTTGGTCTGGCAGTCAGTATGTACAAATAAACAATTCTGTATCTACTGCGGAATCGGCAGTCAAAGATGGTGATGGAAACACAATCACTACCACGTATGCGACAAGGGCAGAGAATGCCGAAAAGTTAGACGCAGACAGTGCGAACTATATTAAATCATTGTCTATTAGTGGCAAGACCATTACATACACAAAAGGCGATAGTACCACAGGAACATTGACCACATAGGATACTACCTATGGTGCAGGAACCGCCGCCCTCTTAACGGCAGGGACAGATACGGCAAACAGGGTATGGACTGCAAAGATTTTACATGACGCATTGCCTGTGACTATGACTGCCGCTACTGCAAGTGCGGCAGGAAAGGGTGGACTTGTTCCTGCTCCTGCGGCAGGTAAACAAACAAGTTTCTTGCGTGGCGATGGCACTTGGGTAGTTCCTACGGATACGAAGTATAGTGCTATGACGGACACAGAATTAGATACTGGTACTTCGACAACGGGAAGACTAATTACTGCGGCAGTTCTTTCTGCTTATATAGAGGGGGCAACGACATCTATCACGAATGCTTAGATAGACGCCTTATTCGTTTAATGGTAACTTTAATTGAACATGTAGAAAACTTGTCTCGTTTTACCACAGAGACAAGAGAACATATATTATAGGCAATATTGTATAACAATATCGTCATAGATGACGATAATTTCTTTTGTTATGATATTGCACGTATGCCTTGGGGCAATGAAATAACGATAATGTATGCAGATGGTGATGGAGAGAAAATGTGGGAAATATTTAAAAAGATTTGTATAGAAAACGATATAGATAAAATCTTTTGTTACTCAAGAAGATGGAAACCAATCTGCAAGAAATACAATTTTAAACCAGTAACGGTTTTATGCGAAAGGGAGGGGTTTAAATAAATGGGAAGTAGTAAAAGTTCTTCTAAACAACATACAGATATGACTACAACCCAAAGCCAACATACAGAGAATTTTACTGGCGATATGAAGCCCGTTTATGATAAATTTTAGAATAGTGCAGGTAATTTATACGGTACTCTTGGAGACTTTGTAAAACAACAAACTAAGTCTGGTAAGGCGGGAGACTTCTCTGATTATAGACAAGCGTGGAATTAGGCATAGGGAATTGATAATTCATAGATAAATAAAATGAATACCATGTCGTGGAACCCGAACGATGATAAAGATTGGGTTGCGGCGAATAATGCTATAGATGAAAATGCACGTTTGGGTTGGGGAAAAACATTCGACCAAGTAAATCAAAATATGATTGGCTCTGGTATGGTAAACGGGTCTGGTCATTAGACTGCGGCATATAAAGCGGCGGCAGGACTAAATAGTCAATTAGCGGCAGATAGAGCGAATAGGTGGCAACAACAATACAACGCAAATAAACAGCAACAATTAGCGGCGAACGGACAATTATAGAACTTCTATTCTACGTTATCTAATATTGGATTGGATTATGCGAAATTAACGCAACAAGATATGGCAACACTATTAGACGCATATGCGGCATAGAATGACGCATTACGTACTTGGGGTACTGCGGTAGCAATGGGTAGTAATCCGACTACTACAGGACAATCTCATACGGTTGGAGACACAAAAACAACGACAAAGAGTGGTGGCGGTTTTGGTAGCGTTTTGAGTGGTGCATTGAATCTTGGTGCGGCAGGCTTTGCAAGTGGTTTATGGGGCAACTCAGTAAGGAAATAATGAGGTGATTTGAGTGCAAGACACACTGGATAGACAAATAGTTCAGTAGGCTTTATTTAATCCCAATATGGGAAAATTTAGAGGTGGCGGTGACGAGGTTGGTGCGGCACTTGCCAATTTTATTAACGCTCGTGAAGACGCACGTGCGAGAGCAATTAGAAATGAAAAGTTAAGACAAATGGATAGAGAAGAGGCAACGAGATTATAGAATGCAAATGGTGGATATAACGTAGAAGGAGCGGGCGGACAAACGAATTGGGGGAATATATTTAATCCCAGTAATCAAACAAGTGCGGATGCCGCATATGCAGAACAAGCACCGACTAACGTAATGTATTCTGGAATGAGTGGAGGTGCGGATTCTGGTAAATATAACTTTAATGATTATCCGCAAGTAGCCACTGGTATTGACCCGAAAGACTGGCAAAGACAAGTAGTTAGGAACGCAATAGGAGTTAATCCGAGTGCATTTGGTGGGGCAATCAATAATGCAGAAAACAGTGGACAGACAGAACCTACCTTGAAATTTACTGGTAGAACAAATGATACAGTATGGAAACCTTATCAACAAGCGTTGACAAATAATCCTCAGACTCCGCAGGGGCAAAAAGCGATTGATACATTTAATAATCAATTCTTTGATAAAAATGTAAACCCTTCCTCTCCCGCAGTTGATAGTCCTTCGACACAGGCAACTGGCGGGAATAATATAAACAGTGTCGGGACTACCAAAGCATATTACGGCAAAGACCCCAACGTATCTGATTATGATGCACGTGTAAGGGATTTAGCGAACGCAAAATATTTAGATAAACAGTATTTAGATTACGATTAGTGGAGTAGATTTGTAAACGACAATGGCGTTACAGATGGTTCTCTCCGTCACGTTCTCTATGAAGACAGGATACAACCTTTAATTGAAAAGGCAAGACAAGAAAGATTACGTGAATCTTATCGTATCGCAAACGACCCGAACGTAGATAGTGATACACGCACACAGGCACTTGCCGCACTTGCGTATGACTTAAAGAAACCAGACTTGGTAAATGATGTCGCATGGGCAGAAGAAGCACATCAAATTGCAAGAGATAATGCAAGAGCAACAAATAATTATAGAAACGCACAAGCAAATAGCCTTCTTAGTAGCGGTTCTGGATTCGTTGATAGAGTAAGAGATTTATAGGGCAAAATTGGATATAGAGCCGCAGATGGTACTAATTGCATGAGAACTCTTGGTATTGCGTTGTAGGGGACTCCGTATGAGGGACAAATTAACGTTGACCAAGCGGTTAATACCGCAAAACAATATGGCGATTTACATGCTCCGGGAGATGGGTATAGACCTCGCCCGGGTGATATTGCCGTAGTAAATAACGGGAATCATGCAGTAATGTTAACAGAGAATGGTGGAACTATTCAAAACGGAGAATCTCATAATGGTGTATATGAAGACCCCCGTAGTCCAGAAGAAATGTTTGGTGGCGTGAAATACTGGATTAGTTCTTCTCGTTATGCGGGAGGAGGAAGAAGAGGTCGTTCGTCTGGTAGAACGGCTTCTTATGGTAACGCAATAGATAAATAGGCGTTAAAAGCACAATAGAACTTTGAAAAGAACACGGTTGGAATGAGAAAATCCGCAATGAACCTTGCGGGATTATAGAATATTTCTCCAGACGATGAAAAGGGTATAGAAAAATATGAAAAAGGCATGGACGATTTTACCAAACAGATAGAGGGTCTTTATGATTCCTATGGATTGAGCGGAAATAAAATGGATTCTACAAGACTTGGCATTGCGTTATATCACGAATTAAATGAAACACGTTCTGGTTTGCGACCCGAAACATTAGCAGAGGGCGTTGCAAGAGCAATTTATGCAAAGAGAGGAGACGTAAGCCCAGAAGATTTACAGAAGTCTATTCTTGCGGAAGTATATAGTAATAATGGCGGTGGTGAATAGGGTAATCAATAGACGACTACTACAAAGTCACCCGAAGACAGAACATTAGAAGAGGCAGAAAATAGAAGAATGGACAGATTAGTTAATGGAGATTTGTCAAACGATAATTCAGAAGGTGTTCTCGTTACATCTGATGGTAGGAAATTTACAGATAGTCAATTAAACGCAAGAGATATGTTTTTAAAAGAAAGGCATTTAAATCCACAATATAAGTCTGGCAGTACATGGTGGAACGGAGTATTTAGTATTTAATCTTGGAGGTGGAAATCTAAGATATGTCTAATTTTATTCGTCCTTGGGACACAAATACCGAAAGTTATGAACAAGAACAAGTAACGCCGAGAAGAAGTCTTATTGATAATCTTGGCGACGCATTTAATGCGGTGGTAGCAAATTTTAATGATGTTCGTGGGACAGAAAAACTTGGCGATTTAAGACAAGAATTAATGAATTCTGGTGCATTGTCTAATGAAGAATTCGACGCATTAAAAAATAAATATATACAATAGTCTGCGGAAAGACAGGCGGCAAGAGACGCATATCAAGAAGCACAAAATAACCTTGTTGCAGACGATTCCTTCTTGAAGAATTTAACACAGATGGGTGGCACCATTGAAGGAATGGCGGCACAAGGTATTGGTACTGCGGTGGGGGCAGGACTTGGTTTCCTGTCTCCAGTAGCGGGCGGTACTGCAATGGGTGCGAAAGTAGGTAATGCGGCTGGTGCAATAGCGGGTGGTTATTTAGATGCCAAATCCGTTGCATTATAGGCACAAGAAGATGTATTAAGAAATGGTGGAACTTGGGAACAGGCAGAAGAAGCATACAACGAAACCCTTAAGAAAGCATCCTTAACCACATTACCAGAAACCATTGCAGATATTGCAATGGGTAATCGTCTTGTTCGTGCAGGACTTAATTCTGGTGTTGCACGTAAAATTGCGGGTTCTACTCTTGGTCGTATGGGTTCTGCCGTATTAGACCCTGCCGCAAAGATTGGTACTAAGGCGGCACTTAAGTCTGGTTAGACACTTGTTGGTCGTGGTGCAGGAATCCTTGCGGATACCGTATTATAGGGTAGTACAGAAGCAGGGCAGGAAGTTTTACAAGACTATATTGAAAACCGTGAAGTTGCGAAAGCGATGGGTCGGGAAGATAATGAGTATAGTCTTGGCGGTTTTAAAGATTACGCATTATCCGATGAAGGTCTTGAAACAATGAAGACTGCGGGTATTATGGGTGCATTATTTGGTGGTGTAGGCGGTACTTTGTCCTCTGGACAATATTTAACCCGTGGTGCAGAAACAAACACTGGTATACGTGCCCATAATAACACAGAAAAGATGATTAATGATGGCACTCTTAAGATTGATAAAGAGAGACGCCAAGATGAAGAAAAGATTATTTCCGCATTGACTGGTATTAGTCCTACGGAATTGGCAACATGGTCTGACGCAGATATTGTAGCAGAAGCCTCTATCCTTGAAGGTTAGTATATGGGCGTGATTGGAGAAGCAGAGGATATGTCTACTACTCGTGGTGCGGCAGACGTTGTACGTAGACTGACAAGCAAAGAAGATAATACGATTCATCGTGAGGGCGATGTAACCGAGACATCACGTGCATTCTTAAAAGGAATGGGCGTAGACGATGGTATGATGAATCGTATGTTTAATTCTCCTGTAGAAAAGTCTCTTATGGAAAAGGCAAGAAAGGAAGAAGAATAGGCGGCAAAACAGGAGAAGACTGGAGAGAAACCTTAGACTACTGCCACTTTGACTGCCGAGACTGGCGAACAGATGAAGAAAACCGAGGGTAAGACTGCGATTGAAAACATCAAAGAAGAAGCCCAGTAGAATAAGGCAGAGACTCCCACTGTAACAGAAACCGTTACAGAAAAATCTACGCAAAACAATCTTGCATAGGCGGCACAACAACAAGAACAACAAGGTAAAATTGACACTTCGGATAATATTGAATATAAAGACAATTTAATGGGCGGTTGGGAAACAGACCCCGATATGGTAGACGAAGACGAAATGTTTGACCAACATTCGTATTATAATATTCATACGGAGAAAACCGCCACAATCGCACGTGCAACAGACGGTGGATTTGTTGTAAAAACATAGGTTAATGCGAACACAGAAAATATGCCTCATTTTAACACATTAAAAGAGGCAGAAAATTATCTGTTTACGAACAAAGATAACGTTAATTTTCAAGAGTCTAATGGCGAACAAACCAAAGAAGGAACTACGGAAGACCCGAATATTGTACCAAAAGACGGCGTAGACGCAAGTGGATAGAACCACTCTGGTGCGTTAATTAATAGTGTTGACGACTTATTTAATTTCATGCAATAGAACCCCGGTCTTCTCTCCCGTGGTGAATTTATTGAATTCGTTCATGCGAAGCATAATCTTGGCGTTAACGATTTAAGTATGTATCTTGACAGGAAGAACGAAGGTCGTGTCTATAACGAATAGACTGGTCAATGGGGATATGTAAACGCAAAGAAAATGCGTGATGAAGCGACTGGTCGTGCCATTATTCAATTATATCGTGGTGGAGATATTGTTTCTGCCGTACATGAAATTGCACACGTTGGTTACGAAAATTTAAGTGACCAAGACAAGACTACGTTTAATAGATATGCGGTTAAATCTATGGGTCAATGGATTGCCGATATGTTAGATGTTGACTATGATGACACATTAAGATAGAGACTTCATAATTTACAAAACGATGAAGAGTTAAGAAAGAAGATTGAAGATAGTCCCGCATTAAGATAGACTGTAATTGCGTTCTTAAATGCGGAACAAAATGGTGTAGATATAAACCATTTAACCGCAGACCAGATTAGAGCCATTGACGAACGTTGGGCATGGGAATTTTCCATGTGGTATACAGAAGGTTATATGCGTGGAGTAGAACCTCAGAATATTCTTCAACGTATTTATCAACGTGGCATTTTCTCTTTGGGCGACCAACTTAATATGTTGCAACGTTTATGGGAACATATCCACCATAAAGACAATCAAGACATTGAAAGTCTTTATACGGATAAAATGAACGCCAGTGCAGAAAGACCGAATGCTTCTGGTTAGACTGCAAGCCCGAATATGAGATTTACTTCCGAATTAGAAATGACGCAAATGCCTAATGTAAATACTGGAATGAATTTCGGTGGAGAATAGGCAATTCAATATAATGTTCCAACGTTGGGTGAAAGTTATAATGACGCATAGGAATATGCTGGGTTATATAACGAATTAGAAAGAAGATACGCAAATAGATAGAAAATGAAAGGTCTTCCTTCTGTAGAAGGTAACGTAGCAACGAATAAATAGAGACCGACCAATACAGAAGGGACAAGAACAACTACCACTGGTTATAAAGAAAGAACTACTGTCCCTGCAAAAAATAAGAAAGAAGCAGAAAAGTTAGTAAAAATTATTGAAGGTAAAAAGTCTGGTTGGGAAAAAGCATTAGAGAAGTTGGCGTATGTTGACCCGAAGAGATTCCGTAGTGTTAAGGTTGAAAGCGGTAACGATTTATGGAATGACCAACAAGAAAAGAATATCGAAAATATTTCTAAGATGAATTTTACAACCCCAGAAATCGGGGCGAGACCGTTACCTTAGACTAACTTTACTATGCCTAATCTTGAAGCCCAACCGATGAACGAAAGTGTAACACGGGCAAACGGCATTAATACTGGTCGTCCATTGTATTTCAATCCTGTTAGTGAATAGACAATGAATAGAATGGAGACCATTAAGAAAGAACAACAAGAACAGTCTACTCAACAAAGAGAGAAAGGGACTGGACTTGTTCCCGCCCAAAACTTGACAAACCAAAACAAAAATGCTACGGTGAAGCAAAAACAGGAGGTAGCAAACAATGGCAAAGCCGAAGACACCAGAGGAACAGAAAATCTACAAGGAAATGTTGGAGAAGTACAAAGAGGAGGGAGCGTTCGGCAGGGGAATGATAATCGGACTGGCGAAGGACGAATCGGACAAGATGCCGTGGAAGGACGTTCCGAAGGAGATGGAAAAAATCTTTCATTACTGAAAAATTCTAAATTCAAATCTGTCTATAATGCACGAAAAGAGAAGAAAACAGAAGTCAAAGACTGGAGAGACTTGTCTGGAGATGACAAGTTAAAATAGGTCTTTGTAGACGCTCTTAACAAAAGTAAAGAAGCAGATGTCCAACACGGAGTATACGTAGACAGTAAGACCGTAGAGGAATTAAAAGACTGCAAAGTAATTCTTCATAAAAATAAAATGGCAGGATTTGCGATTACTCCAGATGGAAACATCGTTGCCGTTTTTTCTAATCCCAAAAATCCTATCCGTGGTATTCTTAACGATATGATATTTATTGCCCATATGTTGGGCGGTAATCGCATGGATTGTTTCGGTAAATTCCTGTTACGTGGTTATAGAAACTGTGGATTTACTCCAGTAGCAAGGACTTCCTTTGCAGAAGAATATTATCCTGCGGATAATCCTGCGAATGCTACGATTCGCAAGGAGAAACCAGATGTATACTTCCTTGTTAGAGATAACGACAACAACAACACTTATCTTAATAAGGTTGAAAACGACGTATATATGAACGACACTATTGATGCCGACTCTGTATATCATATTGATAGCGAAGATTCTTACTCTGACGCATTAGATTTCCAAGGTAAGGTTCTGAAAGAAATCAGAAAAAAGAGTAACGCAAACAAGTCTACAATGGAAATCGCAGAATCCTTAAGACCAGTAGAAAATCCTTCCGTAGAAGAACAATAGGGTGCGTCCGAAGAAGTAATGGAAGACTTATATAATATGAGTCCCGTTGACGAATTCGATACAGAAGAAGACGCTATTAATGCGATTGAAAACGACAATAGATTAAATGATGAATAGAAGAAAGACGTTATTGATTTTATTAAAGACGAATTTGAACAATATAGAAAAACATAGCAGAAAAAAGAGGGATTAAAATATGATAGCGAAACCAAAAAAGAAAAGCCTCTTACTACGGATGAAATCTATTCTCACTTGTATTTTGGTAATAAGTCTGGCAAATTAAAATTTAATAAAGATACGAAGAAGATAGAGTATCTTGAATTCCAAAATGGAAGAATGGTTAATCGTGGAGCAATCACACAAGACCAATATAATGAATTACGGACAAGATACGAAAAAGATTTTAAAGCAGTAAAGGGCGAAAAGAAATCTTTCGTACCCGATTTAGTGGAAGGGATGCCGAAAGATGACTTTATGTATGCCGCATTTAGAGAAGTAAAGAAAAGCGACAAAGATAGAGAAGGAGATTTAGAGGGGACAGTACAATTAGGGAAAGAAAAAGAAACACTTGTCACCGATAAGGGAAATTCGTCCGAAATAGAAAAATCCAATAGGGAAAAGATTAATAGAGAAATAAATAAGGGAACTATTTATGATAGAATGAAATAGGAAGGATAGAACGAAGAAAAGGAAAACATAAAGAAGGTCGTTGAAGAAGAGGAAGAAAAAACAAATAAAAAGACCACG